TGCATGAGAACCATTTCCTTTGGCTATTGAAATAAGCCCTTCTGCATGAGAATTTTTGCCGGATGCTTCCGTCCCATAATTCTCAGCGTGTGCCATATCCGCAGTTGCTTTCGAATTATACCCCTCTACGTGGCTGTACTTTCCAGTTGCGTAGGTATTATATCCTTCGCTATGTGCTGCCTGAGCGGATGCTGTTGTCCCATACCCTTCAGCATGGGCATATTTATCGGATGCAGTTGTCCCTGCTCCTCCTTCTGCGTGTGCCCCCTGGCCGCTTGCAATATTATTTTCGCCCTCAGAGTGAGCGTTTTGACCAGTTGCTTGGGATTGATATCCCTCGGCATGGCTATTGTCACCATACGCCACCGTATTATTCCCTTCTGCAAAACTGTTATCGCCAAATGCTTCTACATCCAACCCCAATGCCACACTCTGCATTCCGGCAAATGTTCCATCTTTTCTTCCCCAGCTGATCTCTGTATCTGCTGTCAGGAAATGGCTGTCGTTCTCCAGCTCGCTCGTCTTGGTAGGAACATCGATATTAGATTTTACATCAGAAATAAGTTGCTCTTTAATGTCATTAACATATCTATTAAAATCTTCTTTTATATCATTTTCCAATTTCTGAAGAAGGGTCTGCTGTTGCTCTGGTGTAACGTAAGTTTCAACGTTCAATCCATCAAGAACTCTACCTGTAGCTGACCTGGTGTTGAATCTTTTTTCTATAAATGAATTATTTGTTTTGTATAAAGTAACCGAAAATTTCACATCTCCAGAATATGCTGTCACGTCGGACGCCATAAGCCATACGAAAAACAGCTTGGAATCTTGACTTATAATATTCTCTGCTTCATAATAATTTGAATCACCATTCGAATTTACATAATTAACCTTTGCTTTAAATTCTGATAAATCAAAACCTCTGTAATATTTAGCAGGCAGTATAAATTTAACTCTGTTAACTTCAATATCTCCTACCACTCCAAAAACCATCCCTTTATTCGGTATAGTTATTGTTCTTAAATCTTCATCGATTGTCAACTCAACCAATATTGTATTTTCGTCCATAAACTTCTCCTCTAAGAAAATGTGAATTTAAGTGATGCCTGAATACCGCAAGGACTATTGTTTTGTACATTACTATCACTCCCCATATCTGCTTTTATGCTGATTACATTTCGAGTAAACAACCCAATAAGCGACTTAGCCTTAACCATGTTAGACGCACTGCTTCTATACAGATATTTCGCTCCTTGCCGTACTCGAAAACCATCCACAGAACTTATAGATACGGCAGTGCATCCTATTATTGGCAGTGCTGGCTGAAAACAAAATTGTAATTCCATACCGCTATTGGTTATGTATCCCGCCGTAAACCAATCCACCGTGATAGAATCACCTGGTTTATAGTACGGATTCCACGTTACGTTTGGTGTTTTCAATCCAAACACAATCCCATTTCCACCATACAATCCAGACTGACAATTACCTTTCTCATATGCTCCATATCCGTAACGCAGCATATTTCCAGATGTAACCAATGCTAATTCAGCAGATGTTTTATCTGTAAACAACCCGTTTAAACCCTGATTATTTGATCCGATCCATACGCCTCTCTCCACTTCTATAGATCCCGTATCGTTTACAACAAATGCGTTAGACGGAGTATTTTCCCCACCATTTCCAACTATAAACAGACATTTTCCAGCACTGTCAGCAATATTACACCGTCCTACAACTGTTTGATAAGCACTATATGCCTTCGTTTTTCGACCACTTGCATGTGATCCGATACCTTTTGCTTCGGTAAACTGTCCTTCTGCATGGGCTGAGTCACCTGATGCTATAGAACCGTATCCTTCAGAATGAGCTGAATTTCCAGATGCCGTTGTCTGAAATCCTTCTGCATGAGCTGTTGTGTTTGATGCGGTCGTATTGTATCCTTCTGCATGGGACGTTGAACCACTTGCAATTATATCTTTTCCTTCTGCGACAGAATACATGCCAATGGCCGATTCATCCACTCTTGTACCAAAAGTATAATATGCAACATTTCGTTTAACGCCTTCGTTATCGTAACCTTCTCCATACCCAATCTTTGCTATAACATCAGATTGGTTTTTAATAATTATACCGCCAGAATCAATTTCAAGATTTCTGTTGGTTTGGTTTCCAAGACGCACTGTGTCACCAAATGTCGCTTTTGTATTACCGTTGGTGTCTGTAAACTCGATATCTTCTTTTGAAAGTGTCAATTTTGTTTTATTGGCAGATTCTCCGAGTATGATATCTCCGTTTTCAAATGTTATATACTTTTGATGCTCTTTAATGTTTGCCTGATCCGTCTGAATAAGTGTGTCCCATTTCAGCTGCCATCCTTCAACGGTCTGTGAAAATTCGGTAGTGTTCGTAACCAGTTCTTCCAGATCTCTGCGGATATCATCCGTATCATCTTTTATAGCAACACTCTTTGATGATATCTTTAGTTTTGTAGCTTCGATGTTCAGCTCGCCTGTCACGGTGTTAAAGTAAAATCCAGAATTCTTTCCCACCAGCTTAAAACTGCCGTCAGCATATGCCTGCATTGGTGCTTCGTTCTTTCCGGTCAGCGATCCGTCACCCATTCCGATTCCGGTGGTAGAAATATAGATCCCACTGTTTGGATCTTTGATAGATTCTTTACCACTATAGATAGCATTACCGCTCATGTCGAATCCGGCAATTTTTGCCTGAAATGCCGACAGATCCACAACATCAATAGATGCTGCCTGAATCTGCTGACTATTAACTTCGGCTTCTGGAACGCCATTTGCCATATTAATTGCTTTAACAATAGACTCTTCACCATCTGGTCCTGTGATGATCAATAATTTTGTTTTGATTGTGCCAGCACTGATCGTATCCGCGTTGACTGACTTAATCTTAGCCGCTTCGATTGTGGCATCTGCAATTTTAGCATTAGTGATCGCACCGTCATGTATGGCTGCATCTCCGATAGAACCATCTTTGATAATTCCATTTTGAATCCAGGCATTGTTAACGTTTGCAAGATCTATGTCTGCTTTCCTAATAACAATTTTATCTATTCTCGCCTTTTCTGCCTCGAGATCTTTCGTACTTACTTTATCGGCAATGACTAAGTAAAACGCACCTATTTTTTTACCGAGCTCTTGAACGTCACTATCTCTTGCTGCTGGCGATGTTACGTTACCAGACACGATGACAGTATGATCAGATATTTTTACCGTTACTCTTTCTCCATCTTTTACAGCCACAGTAGGTGTAAACGGGGTTAAAATTTCAGAACCATCAATTTGCACAAAAAAAGAACCATCTCGTTCTTTGATAGTTCCATACATTGTTTTTTTAGTTTTTTCTTTTTTTACATCATTGGTCGCTTTTACAAATTGAGCGATTATCTCGTTCGACAAAGCCATATTGTAATCACCCCCACAGCTTTGTACTGTATACAGCGGTTTCAGTAACCTTACATCCAGTTGCACACTCGATAGATTGCCTTGTTACTTTAGCTTTAACGTCAATGAGTCCGGCTCGTTTATAATTTAATCGCACACAGTCTCCCAAACGAACCGGACAATAACCATGCGTATAGGATAAAGTACATTTTACAGTCGACAGTTCTTTCAATAGAGTATTTGCATATTCTTTTATTTGAATATCCGATGGATCTCCAGAAAAATCAGGATCGGTAACTCTATGCGTTATAACTCGTCCTCGATTGACTGTAGACGTTGGGCTATTTGGATCATCATTCTTTACAATAGCATAATAATGCTCCATACCTTTGGAATACGAAACCTCAACCACGTTCGGAATACTGTATAAGTCCTGATCTATGGATATGTTTGGATATAATATAGAGCTGTTATCGTCACTATATGTCCATACAGGTTGTAACGAATCTATCTCTTGATTCGGTGCGAATAATATTCTCCCTATTTCATCAAGCTCAATGTGATTTTTTGCTCTGGCAGCCAGATCAGAAATAAAGGAAAGCCATGTATCATCCGTATTTGCCGTAAAATCTGAATGTAATATTTCAGCATCTATCGCTTCAACAACTGGTGTTCGCGTATTATCCCTAGCTAAACGATATGCGTACGACATCACGTTTTCGCCTTTTAATACTGTGTATCCTATAGGCGGCGGATTCTCTTTCAATTCAAGTAAAGGAGTGTAAGCATCGACACTCACACTCTTGCTTCGACCGTCAAAACTTGTAGTCGGTGTCTGAATAAGAAATGTACCAAACGGAAATCTTTCTGTTATTCCATTTTGACTTGTGACCATGTATATACGCACATAACACTCATTCAATCCTTCTGTCACGTCAATATTTGCTGATCCGAGTGTTTCTGCTTCACTGTCTCGACTTATAGTGCTTTTTGTAACGCAATTCAGCTTTTCCACATCTTTCCATGTTTCTGGGTCAACTATATAATATTCGAAAGTTTGAATCATCGTTTTTGTCCAGTCTGGCATGTTTAAACTCCCCCTTCCACGCGAGTTAATTCCAGCGTGACTGGTATTTTTACTTCCATATGTGTTTGACTAAAGGATACGTTGACATTTGCCCAGTACCCACTTCCAGAAGGTTCTCTTACATATACATCCCCTTGCCATATAGCAAGTCTTCGCAGAGCATATATCGTTTCCTTATCGTCACTTGGTATCTCCACTTTCCATGAAGCAGTTTCACCAAGCTGCGTTCCGTAATAACTAACCGGGCGTTTCCTGCCTATATATTTAACAAGAGATACGTCTGGAGAAGTTTTTTCCGAAACATCTATATTATAAGGAAGTTTTAACAACGATTTAGCAGAAACGATTGATGAAATTTCATCGGTTTCATTAACCACAGATAGATTAAAGTCAGACCATGAATCATTCCACTGTAAAATGACGGATGATTCAAATATCGGTAATCCTGGCATATCGTAATAACTCACTGTTCCAGTAGTCTTTGATGTAGCAACAATCCGATATCGTGCGTAATCAAGAGTTGGATGTGGATCTATAACGTATATCTGGGATGTGTTATCTATTCCAGAAGTAATTTCGATAAATTCGCCATCGAAGTTTCTTCTATATACAGATAATAACACATCTTCCACCAAAACACCGTTTTCGTCTTCGCAATAAGGTCTTAACTGAACTGAGTAATCTTCACTATTATAACCTATGTCCGCATTTGGATTGTACTCAACTTCTTCCCATGCAACATCAAAGTCGACATATGATTCAGCTTTTAATCCACTGTCCATAGCGGCTGTTCCACGTATGCGATATCTCTGATTATTTTCCAGATCAATATCACCTGCTGATAATTCAACACTTAGCTCCGAATTTATATCAAAATATTGTGAATATATCACATCACCGCTGCTGACTATAACGTCTTCTCCAATTTGGTTAACGGTTTCATAAGTGGTTAACGATACTACCGAAATGCTGTAACTTAATGGAGACTGTGTCTTAGGTCCAGCAACTCCATTAATTCTCATTGGAAAACTTGTTAGGGTATCGACGGATATGCCTTCTGTATCTTCAAGTGTTAACATCAATGTTGGAGTTGTATATACGTCAACAGTTCTTAATATTGACCATTCGCTGTAATCGTCCATTATACCTTTTGTACGCACTCTCCATTTGACTTTACCACCATCTATCGGTATACGATTGTCATCCCATACGCTATAGTGACTTATTTTATCTTTTTCAAATTCATCTTTCGAATTTAATATTTCGATAGTTCTCTTGTTGCCAGCAACGTCCAATTCAAGTTCAGCAGATGTCTGACTTGATCCGTCTTCTGAGTTATGAATCCAATACAATATAAGGTCTTCACCTATACTTACAGTTGTAGATGAAGACCATGTTGTTGGAGCTGATGGTGGTCTTCCAAGAAAAACAATACCGTTCCCTCGTTCACACCATTCGGAATTACCGGCACTATTTATAGCACGAACCCTGAAAAAATATTCACATCCTGTTTCCATTCCCGTTATTTCAGCATGATTCACACTCTCAATCGTGTAGCTTTTCAATTCGCTTTCGTTCTTGTTCACAAAGTCTTCAATCTTTGTGGTGTATTGTATTTCGTAACTGGTACAATTTTTAACAGCGGTCCATTCTATATATACGGACGTGCTTGTCAAACTCTTTGTTTGTATGATTTCGTCTGGCACACTTGGTCTTGTAAGAATGTTGCTTGAAAAATCAGACCAGTACCCATAATCTTTTGTTTTTGCTTTTTTTGTAACAAATCCTCGAACTCTCGCTTTGTAACGATTTCCGTGATCCAAGGTTGTTTTATGAGCAATTCTATTTTGTTTCTCTTGTAACGAAAGTGTTACTGTTTTATATATTTTCTTATCGTTTTGCCATATCTCAAGATCTACGCCATCTCCAGTCCAATTGGTATCGATATTTGTTATCTCTATTAACCATTGATCTTTATTGAACTCACTCTGCGTCATCGTAGGAGCCGACAGTTTGGCTGGTCTACTTGTTGAAAAATCGTGTGTTTTATAAGTAGACCATTTAGCTGTCCAATAGTTTTGAGTGGTGGTTTTATTATTGACCACCACTTTATGTGTATCAGAAATTGGCTTAATTTTAACTCGAACTTTTTTTGCATTGTCCGGAGCGGTATAAGTTGATACTCTCGATTTAACTTTAGTATCTGAACCACTAAACCATATCCCATCTCCTGTAGCATACTCCCAGAAAACTCTATATTCTTTAGTATTCTTTTTTTTCCACGCCCACTGAATATATAAAGTCCTATCAGTTCCGCTTTGTATACCGAATTTCTCTATTGTTGGTGCGTTCGCCAACTTTATCGCCTCCTTTCTATACGTGCAGCACGAATAAGGGTTCCAACTGCTTCTGATATCTCACTTCCGTTGTCATATGTAATACCGTTTATGCTGTTATAGGTGTTTCCAACATTTCCAAGATCTTTTCGAAGCTTGTTAACAGCACTGACAACGTCATCAATATTTCCATTTTGACTGTTTTCTTTCATCATGACACTGATAGCTCTCATATTCGAAGTAGGTGCTATCAATGGATTTGAAAACATTCTGTTAAGTGTTGTCGCTCCGTTTTTTACATCACTCAGATCCAGCACTGGTCTTATAGTCGGTTCCGAATCCATACTATCGCCGAAAAGTTGTCCAGCTTTTGATATCGCAGATGAGATGGAATGTGTGGCTGTTTCTCCCATGTTATATCCGGCACTATATACCTTCTTACCCATGGCCTTGGTGCCAACGATCAATCCTTCACCTAACCATTTACCGGCTTGAATAGTGAGCTTAGATGGCGACTTAGATTTCTGACCATCTTTTTCACCCTGCACAGCTTTCTGACCAAGTTCATAACCAGCATTATAAACAGCCGTCTGTTTCGAGTTTATTCCAGACACCAAGCCATCACCAAGATACCCGCCATTAGTATAGAATGATCCATACACATTTCTTATTGCAGATGCTGCCGTAGCAGCCACAGAATTAACCGTTGATGACACACTGGAGTTCTTTCCATTGATGCCCGAAATAAGTCGAGTCATCATTTCAGCACCAAGTGATGCGAAGTCCGACATCCTGGATGTTATTGAACTCTGTATTCCAGACACAATTCCTGTCGCTGCTGTTTTTGCTGAACCAGCTTTTGTTGACATTCCTTTTGTCAATGAGGTAATCATGTTATTACCTTCACTCAATAACGAGCTACTTGCTTTACTAAATGTCTTCGATACGTCGCCAATTTGTGCCTGTCCAAGAGATGAAATTGCATCTTTGAATTTCTCGACGCCACTTGTATTTAATGTTGCCAGTCGCTCAATCAATGATGCTAGTTTTTCTGCTGACAATATGGAACTCGCAATTTGAACAACATCAATTCCAACAACAGAATCATAATATGACTTCATAGACTCGCCGATTGCTTTTACATCAAACTTCTTCACTCCGCTCGTGTTAAGAATGGATAATCCTGATATCAATGCTTTTAACTTTACAGCTGAATCAACTGATTTTACGATATCATCAACGTTTACATCTGATATCTTTAAGGCATAGTTTTTAATTGCATCGCCAATCGAATCGATTGATTTAAATTTACCGATTCCTTCTGTTTCAAAGTCACTAAGATCCTGAGCAAAATCTGACAATTCTTTTGCATGAACTATAACAGCAGTCAATCTGTCACCTTGGATATCGGCTACTGAATTGCTAAAATCAGTCATTGAATTGCCAAAGGCTACGATCTTTTTACCAAAATCATCCAGTTCAACTTTTCCGTCAAACCATTCTTTTTTCGGTATGGCATTTTGAAGGTTTATAAGAAGCTCACCTGCGTTTACAGCAGTTTTGATTGCATTCGTGTCTACTGTATTTTCGCCAGTCAGTGCTTTGGAAACTTCGGCTATTGATGTTACAAATTCTTCTGCATGTGAACCAAGTAGAGATATATCTTTCACACCTGTTATGGCTTGTAAAAATCCTCCTGCGGGTTCTACTGCTTCCTGAAGCTTCGCCAACGCTTTTCCCACATTTGCTATAGACTTAACTTTTTCTATATCAGTGTCACTAACATCTTTCAAATCGTCTGTTACTGATTTTAACGATGTGATAAAAGCGGATGCTTGATTACCAAGGACGGATAAATCTTTTGATCCCAACACAGCTTGAAGAAATCCATTTGCTGGTTCCACTGCTCCTTGAAGTTTCGTTAATGCTTTTCCAGCTTTAACTATCGCTGGTATTTTCTCCAAATCCGAAACATTAAACTTAGCTACTTCCTGAATTATGTCCGTCAATGACGAAACGAATGACGTTGCCTCGTTTCCCAATCTCGACATGTCACCATATCCGGTCAACTTTTGAAGAAGTCCTCCGGCTGGTTCAACAGCTTCTTGAAGTTTCGTTAATGCTTTTCCAGCTTTCGCTACTGCCGATACTTTCGACAATCCCTCATCATCTATAGTTTGTAATGAATCTGCGACTGATTTCAACGAATCTACAAATTGTGATGCTTGTGTGCCTAAATTTCCTAGATTTTTTGTTCCGATTATAGCCTGTAACAATCCTCCAGCTGGCGATACAGCACTCTGCAAAGCAGCAAACATATTTCCAATATCAGCAACTGCCTGTAATTTTTCAGCATCAGCAGGTTTCAAGGTTGATACAGTGTCAAGAAGTAAATTAATTGCTTCCCCAAATGTTTGCAGCTGCTCTCCAAACGATTTCATAGGCGATTCGCCAAAATTAATGAATTTTCCTATACAATCAAGGATACCAGCTCCTGTGAGTTTCAGCATCATATCGCCGATTTTTGCAACGCCATCCAATGCTGAATCATCAATGTTCTTTGTCCCTTCGATAAATGGTTTCAAATTTTCCATGAAACTGGACAGGTTGTTTCCGATCTCTGGTAAACCAGAGGTAGCTCCAGCCGAGAATCCGCCAGCAATGCTTCCTATAAAAGAACCAAGTCCGTATCCAATTTTCTCAAGTATTTTAATTCCGCCATCAAGAAACTCTTCTGCTCCCGGAATCAAATCAATTAATCCGGCAACAGCTACTAACAGTGCTCCTGCTACTGTTACAACTGCCATTAATTTAGCAGCTCCGGCTACTGCATTTCCGCCAACTTTTCCAGCAGCTCCGAGAATCAGACATGCTGTTGACAAAGCAAGTATCAATCCAGATAACGCCAGTGCATTTGCCAATGTTGACTGAATAGGTAAATCTTTTAATAAATACAATATTCCAGCCAAAGCACCTACTACTGCGGTCATTACAACCACTGTACCTATAGCACTTTTGGAAACATCGCCAACTTTGCTTATGATAAGAATAGATGCTGACATAGCTAACAAAAGTGTGGATAACGCCGCGGCTGATGCAATAGAAGACTGTATTGGCATACTGGATATAAAATATAGAATTCCAGCTAAAGCACCAACTACAAGGGTTAAGGCTAAAATAGTTTTCATAGATCCTGTTGCGGATGCAGACGCCTTTTCCATCAATGCAAACATTGCCATGAGTGTTCCCAAAGCAACTGTCGCACCAGCCAATTTTTTACCATCTACAAACGATAATGCCACAACTGCACCAGTCATAACAGCAATAGCTGCTGTCATAACTATCAGATTTTTCATACAATCTGCAGCACCTCGTGTTGACCGAATCATCAGAGATAATATGGCTCCTAAAACAACCACTGCCGCTACTCCTTTAGCTAAATCAGAAGTTTTGATCATACTTAAAACTACAACTGCTGCGGCCATAACACCTATAGCTACCGCCATTGCGATAATACTTCCTTTAACATCAGCGGCTCCTTTGGTAGAGCGAATCAATCCAATCATGAGTACTCCCAAAAGACCAACTGCGATAACGCCTTTTGTTAAACTTCCAAGATCAATCATTCCGAGGAGAATACATACTCCAGCCAAAACACCTATAGCAACAGATACTGCTAAAATGGTACTCGACACTTTTGCAATTTCCTGTTCGTTACCGATTTTCAATACACTGACTAAAGCAGCTACAAAGACCACAAATCCAACTGCAAAGAAAGCTCCTTTCACCATATCGTTTTCGTTAAGGAGTCCAGCAAGTTTACACACACCAACCATAAGCATCATAGAAACAGATATTGACATCAACAATCCGCTAATTTGAGCTATTTGTGCATCGCTGCTTATCGTGGTAGCTTTTACGAGAGCACGTACAAACACTACAAAACCAGCGGCAAACAATGCTCCTTTAAACATTTCTGCGTCGGATAACTTGCCTGCAAGTTTACAAACGGCAACCATAAGCCCCATAGCAACTGCCATTTTGACCATCATGGAGCCAATTTTATCGACGCTTCGTCCAGCGAGTTTGGTTACAGCAGTCATCCATGTGACAAAAACAGCGAAAGCTACCATAAATATGCCACCTTTCAGCATATCGCTTTCGCTGAGACTTCCAACAAGTTTACATACGACAGCCATTAGAAGCATAGCAACTGCCATTTTTTTCATCATAATAGCTGCTTTATCCATGTTCTGTGCAGCTTTACCTTTAATCAACATTCCATATGCTGCAAAAACACCTGCTAATAGACCAACCATTACGATCAGACCACCGAATCCCTGTATTGCCTGATCTCGATCCATATTCCCGATTATCTTAACGACAGCAGCCATCATCAGAAGTACTACGCCAAGTCCAATCAATCCAGTCTTAAGTCCAGATACATTAAGTCCGTTCTCGCCTATTGTTATGGAAGCTTTGTTTATTTCAGCTAACGCAAACGATAAAACACCAAGTATAACAGCCAATACCGCTATTACTCCAACAGCGTTCCATACTTTTCCTACGTCTAGCTGAGCTATAACATAAATAGATGCTGCCAGAATTCCTATTGAAATCGCCAAATCTTTTATAGCACTGGCACTTATCTTAAATGACTGTGCTTTCAACACCTTTGCAAAATTACCGACAACTTTTCCCGTATTCTCAAGGATTGTCTGGATATTTTCATTTGAATCTTCTATTACCTTACCTACAGATGAAAAGATCGATCCCAAACCTTCAAATGGTGCCGCGAATTTATCTACTGTGTCTTTTACATTCTTTATCGCAACCAGGATTCCTGCAATTACCGATACTGCAATTACTTTATTCCAGTCAACATCTCCAAGGATATCCATGACTTTTGAACCAATCTCCCCGAAAGCCTGTACTATCGAAGACCCTAGGCTCTTTATAAATCCAATGACTTTTGACAGTCCTTCCCTTAATCCATTAATCAATCCTTGTATAACATTCTTTCCAATTTCAAACATTACCGTGGACGGTGAATGGATTCCCAGCACTCCTTTAATCGCTTCTACTATATTTTCACCTATAGTAATAAGTAATTCAGGAACTACGTTTACACCATCTGAAAGTCCATTTCTAAGACCCTGGATTATGTTTTTGCCAACTTCAACTAAATTGACTTCTTTTAACATTCCAAAGCCTTCTCGAATTTTCGCTACTGCGTATTGACCAACTTCACCCCAGTTGATGTTTTTGAATTTATTAATTAAATTCGGTCCGATTTCTGATAGATCCATGTCTTTCAGTTTTTCGAAACCTTCCTTAATTTTATTCAATCCTTTTTGTACAGTAGGTAAATTCATAAAAGCGTCGAATAAACTTTTCAACACCGTAACCACCATTTTGACGCTTTCGGCGAACGCCTGGAATCCTTTATTTATCAAATCATTGCTAAATAAAAAGTCCCTGAATTTTACAATGGCATCTCCAATATTAGCGGTAACATCAAGAATATTTAAATCAAATGCTTTTAAAACAGCTGATACAGCCTTGAAAGCCAGACTCAGTCCGTTTCCTGCTACTGTTCTGATAATATCTATAGCTGCAAACAATCCTTTAAACGTTCGTTTAAGTTTCTCAGCATTGTCTTTCGACATAATCAGTGATGCTGTAAACTTGTGAAAACCTGCTATAACGTTAAACAAGTTTTTAGCCGTCACCGGCTTGAACGTTTCCTGCCATGCTCCACCGATTGCTTTTAGCGGTCTTACTAGAGCTTTCGCCATATTTTTGAACGAATTCAGCAGTAACCATCGACCCGTAATCTTGTCCATCTTATTAATGAACTTATTCAACGGCATACCAATTTTGTCAGCTGCTTCTCTAAGCTGTCGAAATGCTTTGATTTGTTTATCACTGTAACCAGCAGCTTTCATCTGCTCTTCGGACATATTTGCGATTTCTTTAATGAGCTTCTTTTTTTCTTTCGTGAGTTTTACGGTTCCATCCGTCTCTAACTCTGTTCCATCAGCCGCTTTGCTCTGTGTGTCAAGTAATTCATCTTGAGCTTTTATCTGTTCTTCTGTATATCGATAACTATTTCCGAGTGTTTCATTTACTTTATTCTGTATCCGGTAATAGTTTTCGCCAGCTTCAGATAAAGCGTTAAATCGTTCTTGTCCGTTCCCATAATTACCATGAATAACATTTGCGACAATGTCATCAAAATTGGATACTGCTTCTACTGCTTTATTTACAGAATCCATTGCTTTTTCAGCTGGTCCACTTATAGCATTGATTTTCTTAGTTAACTTGCTGAATCCCTTACCAAGTGCACTTTCAACCAGCATGTTTCTGGCATCTGAATATTTGTTGATAACATTACTAAGCACATCACTGACTTTAGACCACATATTTCTGGCTTCTTCGAAGTCACCAATAACAAGCTGCCATGTCCTGGTCCATCCTGATCCCATGGCTTCTTTAAGCGTATCAATCAGCTGACTGAAAGTTTTGACTTTCGTAGCCGCCTGACCAGCGGTTCGAGCCATGTCCGCCATTTGCTTAGCTTCTTCTTGTGTATATCCCTGGTCTATGAATTTCTTAACTGCATCCTCGTATTCCTTCTGAGTCTCGGCTGCTGTTGCAAACTGATCCAAAGTCTGCGTAAGAACTTCTGTAGTAACCCAACCATCCTTCAACGATTCTCTGAATGAACCAGATGCTTCGATAGCTGATTTAGCTCCGGTTTGAAGATTCTCAGAAGTACGAATAAGAGCGTCCTGAAATACCTGTCCACCCATTCCAGCGTTTACAACTGAGTTCCAGTCCTGAAGTTTTACGGCACCAGCCGCAATCGCCTGTGATAACTGGTACATGGCTGTGGATGCCTGCATCGACGTTGATCCTGATACCGCAGCAAGATTGGCAATACCCTTTATAGAAGATACGGAGGTGTCAAGTTTTACACCAGCAGCTGTAAACGTACCGATGTTTCTCGTCATCTCCGTAAAATTATATATCGTCTTATCTGCATAAGTATTCAACTTATCTAATGCAGTATTTACCTGTTTTATGGTCGCACCCTCTTTTTGGGTATTCGCCAAGATTGTCTGCACTGCATTCATCTGGGTTTCATATTCTGTAAAACCATCTTTGACAGGATCAGTTGTTAAGGCGGAAACAAACTTTTTACCAGCATCCACCGCGGAGTTGGTAATATTCGCAAGTGCCGTAACGCCAATTACCTGCAATGCTGAAAATTTAGCAGAAACGACTTCGATTCCACTGCTAAGTCCATTCATGTCAACTTTTTTAGCAGCTGAATTAATGTTTTCGAAACCTTTCGAAGCATCTGATAACTTTAATTTCTGCTTCAGCTTATCGAGCGTGGACATACTTGTGGCAACGTTTTTCTCAAATTGAGCATTGTCAAATCGCATCTCCACGATTCTTTCATCAACTGTTTTACTCACGCCTTAATAACCTCCTCCCAGGCTTCGTTCGCCAATTTATCAAAAATGGGTTGAATAGTAGGATTTATATAATCTCTACCTTCAACCCATCCTCCGGTTCCAGTGCCATGACCGAGTTGTAAAATAATAGCGATTGGAACACCTTTATTCACATTTGAATTCTTAAATACAATGGATACTGCTCCATTTTGACGTTCAATCTCGTATGACCACGAACTTGCCGTTTTACCTGATTCCACCGGTGTAGCAGACGAAAGGGCAGCCACACCTTCTCGACCGTACTTGTCTAACACACCGATTTTTGCGGCCTCTTTCATTTTTTCAAAGTATTTCGATAACTTTGAAAAATCACCCTTTTGTCTGAAACTTATCATTTTTCACCTTATTTAACCTTTGTTGTATAATCCAGACTAATCCATCCGGCACCAGACTTGAGTCTGCCCCATCCTTTTACAGATCCTTTTCCAGTCTTCTCTTCAATGATGGTAAACACCCCTCGACCTGTTTTGTGGCCAGTAACAGCATAATTGGTTCCCGCTCCTGTCCGGATGTTAAGATCGTCAATAGATACTTTGACCGAATACGGTTTAAAAGTCTTTGCAGTTTTTTTCTTGTCGTTTTTTTTCGGAGCACTTACTTTGACTCCAAGCTCTGCATTCACTTCATCTGCAATCCGACCAAGTCGATTGTAGATATAATCACCAGGGCAGGCTTTATTAGCAAACCATCGATGAACAGTCATGTTCTGTTTATCAATCTGACCGACTAATGATTTATCGCCTTTCCATAAAAGTTTTTTAATATTATTTCGCTTACAAATATCCACGCAAAGCTTAATTAACGATTTGTATACTTTTGTATTAATGGCGTATGGTGCCGCCGGATCACTTGCACACTCAATCGTGATTGCTCTGTTATCATTTTCAGCATTAGACGAACACCATGAACGATCTTTTTCTTCAACCAGAAGAACAATGCGACCATCCTCACCGATTCCATAATTCGCACTGGCACCGGCTTTAGGATTACAGAGCCAGCTCGCCATAGATTCAACTGATGCCTGCCCGACATAGCAGTGAATCGTGATGGTGTCTATTTTATGAGTCCTGCAATTTGCAGTACTACTGTTTTTATTCGGACTTAATTTCGTATAAGAAACAAGTGGACTGTTACTCATCTTTTTCACCCTTTCGTATTGTATTTTTTTCTTCGAGCCGCATTTAAAGCTGCATTTTCTGCCATAATCTCTCTACGACTTCGTTTCTTTTTAGGGGAATTTTTCACATTACACACTCTCAATAAAGTAATCAATCTATTTAAATGCCATTTTTCACATTCAAACGGTATGTTCTGTGCGACCATCCAGTAATATATCAATTCCGATGTAATGATCTCTCGATTTGGTTTATTCGAATTATCCGAGAACGTAGTCGCTGTCATTGGTGCTGCTATGTATTCTTCGATTTTTTTTAAATCAGCCATCGTTAAACTGTCATATACCGAATCATCAACACTTTTATCAAGTGTCATGCATTTTATATAATCAAGAGTCTCAGCATGAGTTTTTTCTTTCGTTGTCGAAAAGAATGGTTTATTATGTCGAGACTCCCATTTTGAAACGGAGATAAGAGAATGTTCCAAATGCAATGTCCATGCTTTCGTAGTAACGAATTCTTCTTTTATCTCGTCAAAAAATTCGTTGCTAGATATCTCGATGGTTAACATTCTTCAATCCTCCGATACGTTCATCTTTAGTTAGCTGCTTTGATATAGCTCCCAGACACAGAAGCTTCTGCTGCGGCTTTTTCTGCAACATCTGCCGGAATGATTCCATTAATAAATGCTGCTGATGCCTCTGCGTTTGTACACAGTTCCATAAACAGATCTGAATATGCTTCTGTCTGTGAAAATTCGTCAGACAGTTCCTTGGATTTGATGAAACGTTTTCCATCTGGACTTTTCTCACCGTACGATTTGAGGATGATATCCTTGAAAATCTTCATGATTGCTGGGGCATCCTGTGCTTTAACAATGCCCTGCACCATTTCTGCAAATCCACCTGCTGTGCTCATTTCCATTTCCATGATTTCTGCCTTTGATAAGTTGAAGTATTTATCCTCGGTTCTTTCCACGCCATTGTAGTCTGTATATGTAATTGTCTTCTTTAACATGATTTTCTCCTTTCAAAAATAAAAAAAAAAGACCCCACGGTTCCAAGGCAGGGTCTTTGTGAATAATAAAAAGATAAGGCTGTTTTGTTGTATTTTATTTTATTTAATTGTTGTTTTTAATTAAGCAGCTGCTTTCACGATAGTCGCGATTTCGTCTGGAAGAGGAAGTCTCGCTTCAGCTTCATCTGTACCATACAGAATATCTTCCAGTTTCTTCAGCTTAGTCACATCGACTTTGGTCGAATCAATAGTTAATGAGGCAGTCGGTAACATATCTGCTACAGATACAGGTGTCGTCGACAGCTCCCAAGAAAGTGTAACTGCTTCCGGGCTATCATTGACTGTGTTATATGCCTTCTCAGACGGTGCTGCAAGTGCTCCATAAATAATATGAAGTTTATAACCGTGATCATTTCCATCCACATCATTCCCCAGCAGAGTCTGATAAGAAAGACCAAATGTTTTTCTTTTCTGCTGACCGATAGATACTCCTGGTGCAAGATTTGCTGATCCATCGCATTCTGCGAATTCGTCAGGGTATGTATAAGCTTCCACAGTCGCTGCGAATTCTTCTGCTGAAAGCAGATTCAGATATTTGGTGTTGTTTGCGTACATCGGAGTTGGTTCGGCTCCAGACGGGCTTTCGGTAACGGCGGTAAGGCCGTTCCAAGCATAACCCTTCGGATAGGCACCACTTTCCTGCGGATAAACAACTCCTTTTCGTACACCGGTTTCATAAAAATGCTCACCGACTTTGTCCCATTCGAGTTTACTCATCTCGTGTCCTCCTTTAGATATATATACTTAATAAATCGTGATTTAAATTGTCTGCTTTATATGATCGTTCATAAGAACAATATGACAATTCCAAAAGTTTTTCGATGACCGGATCATCCGGCCTTTTAGAAATGACAATCAAATCATATTTTTTCATTTTCGAATACACTGCGTCATTAGCATGTGTAGTTCTGATATTACTTTTTGAATACACAATAGCTGGGTATTCCATCTTTACTGTCAAAGGAGGCTGGTAATATACCTGTCTACTCTCCAAAACTTCTTCTAATTTACTCTGAAGTTCCAGTCGAGTTCTCATTCCAGACACCTCCTACCGTCAGTATTAACCTTGGGCTTTGAATCTCAATATCTGTGATTTTCCATTTCGTGCCCATTATTTCAGCATACGCCATGTTTGAACAATTCTCATAAGCAAATGGATCGGCTATTATACTGATCACATTTGAGAGAGTAATATTATCATTGACTTCATTAGAAGTTTGACGTTTTCGACGATCGCTCGTTATGTCTCCATAATACTGGCGTTCGACAATTGTATCTTCCCACAATCCAGGTTCTGTCTCGCCTGTGATCGCATAGCCGATTTTTCCAAACCATTTACCCATTTTGACGTTTCCTCTCGATCTTATTAAACTGGATCTGCTTTTACCGTAGCAAGTTTAGCTGCTGTTGGAGTAGTATCTGTTGTTGCGTATGTAACTGTAACTACTTTGGCTGCTGTTTTACAGCTAATCGGTTTATACATAACACCCGCGGAATCAACAACGATCATTCCTCTTACGAACAGATCTTCCAGCACATCAGCCGGAATTTTTACAGTACATTTACTGTCAGAGTACGCATAACCATCGGTTTTTACATAAACCTTGGTTGCTGCTTCATACATCGTGTCGTCATGATGAAAAATTCTATCCATTACGATATCCTCCTCATATAATATTTTTTTATTGTGTTATTCATAAATCAGTAACGGTGTCGTGTTCAGTCATTGGAATAATCTTCCACAACCGTTTCAATACCGTATTCCACCGCACACGTATGTTCGATACGGCATCCTCTTGCTCCTTCCCAGTCTTTTGTGAAATACGCAATATCAGCACCCGCCAGAAGTTCCAGGGATTTTCCCAGGAACCAGAGCGGTTTTGCGTCTACCGGTGCACTCTGGAAGAAGCTGTCAATGACCTCTACCGGTTCATTTAACTGTCTTTCTGCACACTGGATTGCTCTTTTCCTCTCTCTCAGAATCACCTCGTCTGATTTGCCTTTCATTGGCTGGCTAATAAATAATTTCTTCATGTTTTATCCTCACTATGTTTATTTTTTTTTAGTTAAGCTACCCTTTCTTCAAGAGCGATAGCAGAATACAGCTTTGTGAGAGAACCAGATAAACGTGTCTCCAGCATATATTTGTATCTGTTGAAGTCCATATCAAAGTCTTCAAATTTTGTGATTTCTCCACCTTTGGTTGATCCAAACTGATAATCAGCAAGGTTTACAAACAGGCCGAGCAGTTTGTGCTTTTCACTATTTGTGTCTGTTCTTTCCAGACCTTCGAACTGCTCAACTGTATGAATTTCTCCAACGTTCAGGGCTGCCGCAAGATCAGATTTGGAATCATAAATGCGACGACCGTTCAGATCTCTAGCCAGCAGCATCACATTTAACAGATGCGGTGTGCAATATAAATCCGGAGTTCCTGTTCCTTTGAATTTCTCTCTGGAATACAGTGCTGCTTCAATCATTGCTTCTGCTTTGATGTAGTTCTCACTGAAGTTTGCACCTGTATTGGTGCCCTGAAGTTTGGTTTTGGCTGCTTCAAAGTCAATATCCTGATGAATACAATAAAGTTCATTGTCGTTCCAAATAGAACGGATATGATCTTCATGAATTTTATCCGGATCGCCTTCTTCACGACCATCTCCAACAAGTGCTGCCATCGCCAGTGTTTCATCCAGAATGTGACGCATAAGATTCCACTGGTATGCTACAACATCGAAGTCTGTAATATCGACAATGTCATCACGATGCATATCATCTTTGATATAAACCGTCTGTGGATCGGTTGTTCGTCCAATCATCTTAATGTCAGCCATATTCTGTTTATAATTTCCCTTTTTCTGATAGCCTTTAGCTTTCAGTTCAGCGATTCTGGCATCCGCCTGTCTTGTGCGAATACGGCTGTATGGGGATTTGTGGATTTTGTTGATTACAGACGCAATCCATGTCTGATCTCTTTCGAGCGTCTCCGGTTCACCTTTTTTAAGCCATTCATATTCCGGAAACAGTTTTTCAGTATCACCATCACTGAATACACCGTGTGCTAAACTGTCTCCGTGTTCATCGGCATAAATTTCCATCGCTGCCTGCAAGCTCCCCACATTTGACTGTTTGGCTAAAGCAACAATTGCTTCTTCATCAGAATGGCTAAGAATACTGCCCTGCTGCATTTCTTCTCTGTCGAATACGTTATGTTTCACTTCTTCATCGTCCTCCTCTTCGTCTGGATTTTCGCCAAGTGCCTGTCCCACCAGGTTATACATCACATTCTTCTGCTCTTCCGTCATCGAATCGATGATATCCTGCACTGTTTTTTCATTCTTGGGATCTTCATTTTTACTTTTTTCCATGTTAGGCTCTCCTTCCTTTTTGTCTACTTCAGCTGAATGATACAACATGATATTTTCGTCATATGATGCATATAAGGTATCTTCTTCATCGGCTCCATGTGCCATAACGAAATCCACATATGCACCTGGGTTTGCCCCAGCGAGAACTAAACTTAATTCTCTAATATTGCCATGAACAACATCTCCACCTATCTGTTTAAGCTGATTAGCCCAAATCGATAATGATCGGACGTCGCCGTTGCCAACCAGTTTCTTAGCATGTTTACCCTGCTCGGTATCATTAAATTTGCCATATGCATAAACGCCATCATTTCGGTTTTCAAGAATAGCATGTCCGAGAACAGCATTAGGGTCATCGTGTTTGTGATTCCAGATAAGTGGAACTTCACATCCATCGTTTTCTTTGAACGCATCTTTTCGAATTGTCCGACCATCTCCGCAAAGGAGATCGTTTCGGGTCGCCCACCCGCTAAAATCAAAACTATCCATTTTGAATTTCTCCTTCTTTGTAGTTTTCATTATCCACAATCGGAACATTTGAGTATTGCTCTTGTTCCGGTTGAGTTATATTGCTATTTACAAGTTCATCTGCTTTTGGATCATCAGCCGGTTTCATACCGACAATCTGTCTTATCTCATTTGATGTCATAATCTCGTTTCTAGTGAACTTATCCGCAATTTCTGCAATATCGTTAATAGGGACAAGTCTAAACGGATCTCTGAAATAAGTTATAGTTTGACCTTGGGATCTTGCTGTTTTTGTGAGAAATTTTCGTCTCATTTCATCGACTATAGATGCTACAAACGGTTCAACTGTTCTGTTGTTGTAATTCAACATCGTTTTTTCATCCGCTGTGCCATTAAGAACTTCCTGAGTAATGCCTAATTGGCTGTATACCATTTCAGTTAGATATTCAATCTGTTTTAACAAATTGTTTTCCAGAGATCGGTTTAACTGAGTTATCTTCTCAGTTCCATCCGTATAAGCAATTCCATATTTTGATCCAGCCAACTGCTCTTCGATCTCTTTTCGTCGAAGATTTGCCTGTTCACGGCGAGCCGGCGTTTTTACAACATATGGCAACTGTATAATCAAATCCAACTTACCTGATGCCGTCTGTTCATCTGTCGCATCCAGCAAACTGAGTTTTCTTATAAGTCGCTGCATAGTTGAGTTATGCTCATTTATCACCGCATACAGTGGATTCTCTATAATGGCGACTTGCTTTTTAGGAAGAATGATATCTTCTTTTTCACCCTTTCGATCGTTATATAATCGGATTTTTACGTGTGACGGATACCATTCAATTATTTTTCCCGTTCTCATTGTTTGTATTTTGTATGAATCGGTTGTTCCCGGATCAATACTGGTATCAATAGGGACAACCGCGACGCACCCTTCGTCTAATAACGACATAACAATGTCTTGAATAAAAGCCCGACTTGTCTGATCAATATTTGCTTCCAGATTAAGACAGTTGTTTAAATCACTGTCGATATCTTCGATGTATCTACCATTGCTGTCTATACGACAATGCTTAATCGTAACAGCTGACACATCCAAAGCGATTCTGTTGAATATTGATGTTACAATGGACTTCTCATTTCCTCTGCTAAGTCGAGGTCTATCGGGACGAACCGAGTATCCAGTTCCCAAAGATCTTTGGTAGTATGTTGGATCACGATTCGTAAAGGCGTTCCAAGCATGTTTTAACCTGGCTCCTATATTTAGCTCCATTTTGATACTCCTTATGTTAGTTAGTTGTTTTATTTCCCTTAAATAATTTTGTATTTTTTAAGGAGATTCTTATTTTTTTCTTCCCTTAACCTCGGTTCGATAATAGAAGCTGCGTTCATAGTAGCGTAATTTATACCGTTAGCCAGTTCTCCAACTATAAAAGCTTTCCCTCGTACGATGTTTTTCGACCTCAATTCGTTATATCTCAATGTTCCATAAGTCCCCATAATAGAACTTTTCGCAATCGATTTTCCCAATGATTCATTTTTGTTATATTCGTATGCTTTCGTTCCGCCTGAACGTTCTATACTTTTCTTTGTAATTTTCTCTGATGTTGCTTTATATTTTTTTGCCTTCGCCATTTCTCGATTTGCTTCACTTGTTCTACCTTGTTTTTTCAGTTCCTTTGAACGGGAAACACTTCCAGCCGCTTTACTTGATAATTTATTTGCTCTGTGTACACCCCACTTCATTCCAAGTACGCCGTAATGCATAAGTTCGTTTTCGTTCATTATCTCATCCCCTTTTTACTCAAATGCTTCTCTATTCAGTTTGAAAGCGACGAAAGCATCCATCATAGCCGCTACCGCATCAATCTTTGCGTCATATCGTTTCTTCATCAGTTTTCTGTTTCCATTCGTGTCTTCCATAACAATGCAGTTACCCATTGCAAATGTCATAAGATCTTCATCGAAAATCAGCATCCTTTCTTCCGATAGTTTTTTCAATTCGCCTAATGGAACTGATTCTGTTCGTGAACCCTGTATAACTTTCTCAATACCGTAAGGTCCATTTTCTCTTTCCCATCGTTCAACAAAATCTCTTGCATTGTATGGATCATATCCGAAGCAACGGACATCATAGCCAGTTTCGGCTATGTGATTATCCAAATCTTCATAAACTTCCATCATGTCCAGAATATTTCCGGGCATAATAATAAGACTTCCTTCTTTTATAAAATCGTCATATTTATTTCTCATAGCCGATGGAAGTTTGTTTAAAGTTAATTCAGTTATGTAATTGCGAGTTTTTATTCCAAATGCTCCATTTGAAAGTGGGAATAGAAATGTGAATGAACAGAAGTCATCTCCTTGCGAAAGATCTCCTCCAACCGAACAAGGCATCTGCCAATATTCTCGTTTACGATGTGGAAGCGTTTCTTCATATGTAAAGTAGTATGTATATCCTTCCATTGGAATTCCGAAACGCTTTGCCAAGATATCATTTCTGGTAACAGGATTATTTTCAGCTCTTTCAACGTCAAGCTGATAGGTATCATAGCTGACTGTCTTTCCAAGATTCGGATTGGCTTTCAGCCACATTGCCGGATTAGCTACTTCATCGATAGAATCCAACTTATACCAAAAAATTGAAGTATGTGGTGCTTTATATTCACCTTTAAGAATTTTCATCAGTTCCATTTTGATTGTATCGCCGCTCCCATTACGAACGGTACCTTCAGAACTGATGGCAACAATAAGATAATCATCGTTCTTTCCACCACTTTGCTCTTTCGCAGCACCCTGTTCCAAAGCACCTATGACATCTTCCCGTATATCACCAGAAAGCCATTCGTCGATGGTTGCTATCTTGACACGCAATCCCTGCAACTTGTCAATGGACATAGGCCTGACCTCCAAAAGTGATCCAGTAAGAAAATTCTGAATTCCTTTTTTAGTTGAAGCCAGCTTAAGACGATTTGCTTTAGATCCAGTCGTGTTCTGGAGTGATCCTTCAGTAAGAAATTGATATAATGGTCCTCTCGATCTTGTAATAGCTGTTCGAATCGGCGACATAACTTCTTCAGCCTGAGCCATTGTAGGAGCTGTGGTTACTTGATGTGTCGTACTTGTATCCACGTTCAAAAAATAGTTTTGTATACAAGATGCATACATAGACTTGGCAGCACCTCTGGCAACGATAAGATACTGTTTCGTAATCAATCTCTTTTTTATTGTTTTTGTCTCGTAGTGACCACCATGTCCGTCTTTCGATGGCACATAAATGCTTCGTTCCACGAAGTAATACCATCCAAATATTTGCTCAGCCCAAAGCTTAAATGAATCCAATAAATACAAATCTTCGCCATCAGTAAGCGTAAGCTCATTTTCGCAGTAATTAATAAAACCCTGAATAGCTTGGTCATCATACCAAACCCCAGGGTTCTCAATTAAAGCATCTATTCGATTCATTTCCATCTCAATTTCTTCACAAACTGGTATTTCACCTCTCAACACTGCATCTCGAAATTTCCCGTAATATTTAGGAGTAGCAGTGTTAGACAAAGCCATTAATTTCCTCTCCTTCGTCTGATAAGTGAATTAACATACTCTCTTCCATTATTGGCATTTGTTGATGTACGATCATGCCAATCTGCATTTGAAATATGGGAAACGTCTGGTCCTCTATTTGAGGAATGATTATCCGTAGAACTATGTCTTGCATACGGTCCTTCACCGAAATACCTCTGTGCACGATCAATTCTCTGTCTATTATCATAGTCCTGAGCACGTTCTCGAAGTCTATCTGATTCAGATCGATTATTGTTATCGAGTCCTAACGATTTTTTAAGTTTTTTCTCTATGTAGTCTCCTACTATTTTTGTTCCTTTATCTCTAGCTATTTTCGCAGCTGAATCTTTTACAGCATTAACGAATTTCTGACCGGTACTTGTATGTTTTGGCGTAAGCGATCGCAGTTCGTTTTCGAGTTTAATACGATTAATCTTACTTCGTATTTCATCATCTGACATTTCACTGATACTTTTAGGTTTTGTCGTCTCACTCGATTTTTTAACAGATGCGAACTTTCTTAACTGCTTACCGCCTGTTACTTTCGCATACTGCTCTTTGTAACGAAGAGCTTTTTTTCTACCCTTATATGTCAAATCGCCATTTTCATCTTTATGTTTGCCTCCATTGGATAATCTCGTATATCCATCCTGAATTTTTAAAGCTCGCCTTTTGCCAAGCGGAGTTAAACTTCCATCTTTATTCTGATAGCGACGCACATACCACTTCTGCCCTTTTATCCCATGGTGTACAAGCACGTTGTCTTCCATTTCATCACCTACCTTTCTACTCTGATTCTGCTTCAACATTGATTCTGAACTCCAGTTCGCTAATCATTCTATCCATACATTCCATAACAGCCGAACTTTGAGGAGGGTCAAAAACGATCTTGACTTTCATGTATACATAAGACTTTACCGCTTCCAATTTTTTGTTGTCCGGCAAAAATTCATCCCATGTATTGGTTTTGTTGATTATACTGAAACCATCTGGCGGTCCAACACCAAGCTGTTTTAAAATCATAAAGACCGTATTGATGTGTATAATCAAATCGGTATCGAAATACTCATATTCTTCTGTTATACCGAGCATTTTTTTAATCGATGTTAATATACTCTCATTCATATTCATATCACCTTCTTAAGATCAATCATGTCGCCAAGGACATGTGTCGTTTTTCTTTCGCACTGCTGGATCTCTGTATAAAAGATCTGAATCACTGTAATGTATTGCATCATGCGTGGTTTTTGTTACTGTAATGAGATATTCTGGATTAAGAAGAAACTTACTCTTCTGTAAAATATCTTCTTTGCTTATCGGATTCATATGATGTATGAGTATCTTCCCATAAATTTCTCGTCCGGCTATACCGAGATCACATCCATTATCCCTAAATATCACTTTGTCTCTAATGGAACGCCACTCTTTCGATCTGTAGAATAATTGATTTAGATATCGATCAAAACCGAATGTATCTTCGCCAACTCGACCATTTAACCGAAGATATTCGAAACGTTTTTCAAACGTTGGTATTTCAACCAACTCAGAATACGTTTTAATACTCGTCTGCATCGTTCACTCCCGCATAATCACGCATTACTTTTATAGCTCTCTCATACATCTCTTTCATATCGGCACTATCTTCGAGTGCTTTGGTTTTTGCTCTAAGAAGTTGGTTTTCTTCTTCCAATCGTTCTCTCTCTAATCGTTCGCGTTCTGATCCAAGTTTTAAAAAATGTGTAATCACTTGCGAGGAGGCTGTTCCGTCCAAAAGTTGTTGTTCGGCTCTATCCATAGCAAGAGCTATCATTTGTTTCTCCCGTGCTTCAGGCGTTAACGCTGGACGGATTTTTTTATTTGGCTTAGTTTGACTAACTTTTGTCATGATTCATACCTCCTCTCTTGTATTATTGTCTGTGATTAATTCCTTTTACATGACGTTCAAGATGGGTTTTAATATATTTTTGAAAGGAGGGTAATCTCTATGAAATTAACCTTAAATGAAGTATGTTATGACAGCCAGAAAACAAAAAATAACTTGAACGTCATGTAAAAGGAATTAAAAAAAGGTAGAGCCGTCCTATGACCCTACCTTTGTTTCTGGAAAATCTCCCCCGGAGAAAATATAAAGACCGCCGCGATGCAGGGAGGGGGTGTGATTTTCGCTACCCCCCCCCATGTCTTTTTACCCTCTATTATGCTGGGATTTTGGATATTTCCGATTTTGTTATTTTATTTCTATATACTTTTTTGTATACATTAAAGATATCATTGTCTATTATTTCATCGACAGCTCTCTCATGCTCTTCATCTATTTCTTTTTCTGTCATATCTTCTGAATAATGAGTGATTCTATCGAGTTTTCCGCAAGTATTGTAACCTTTTTCTGTATCAAACATGTACCATTCAACAAACTGGTCAAATGGATCATATGGATTATCAAATGTTGTCAATCGAGAATCGTTTAACATTTATGCTGCTCCTTTCAAATACTTAGAAACTGTTGATTTAGAAACGCCAAGTTTATCTGCAATCTGTTGAATTGTATATGACGAAGACATTGCTTTGATTCTAGCAGTTTTTGCAGGTGTCAATTCGATTGTCGTTTTCGGCATCGCTTTTTGTCTAAGTGAATCAGGATCAGAATTGTTAAGTATTCGTTTGAGCACGGTTTCACTTACAGCTCCAGCTTGAATGGCTTTCCATTCGTTATCGGTTATAACAATGTTTCTATCTTTTCTTGAAACAGAACCAACTTCTTCTCTCGCTCTACTCAAAGCTCTTTGACTTTCTTTTTTGACATCCTTATTTTTCATCGTCTCGCCAGTGGCTTCAGCAGCCTTTACTTTTGCAGCAACAGTAGCATTAGCCATTCGCTGAGCTGAACGTTCTCGAACTGTGTTGAGCTCCGCAATTCTAAGCTTCTCGTTTAAACTATCTACTTCTGTCTGATACATTCTCTTTGCATCTTTGTTATAGGCTACTTTACCAGTGTTGACCATTTCCATACGAGCTTGATTGGCCATATTTTTCATACTATTTGCATAATCAGCATATATTAACTCCATTGGATGTCTGTTTTTTGATACTAACGTATACGCATCATCAGTCTCCGCCATGCGAGTGCTTTTTTGTGTGCGAGTCTTGGTGCTCTCCTCTACCTCCCCCGTACGCTTATTGAATCTTTTTACCGTGTATTCAACATCATCTGCTTTTTTATAGATATACGCACCTTCTGGACGAGTTGGATCATACCACTCTTTCCCTTTCTGGTTAATGCGTGGGGAACCTTGACGTTTCACAACATCATATTCGCCTTTAGCTCGCGACACTATCGTTGATGCACCACCAGTGACTTTCCCCTGGTAGGTTTTCTTTAACGCCGCAATGTTGTTATCAACCTCACTTGCTTTGTAATCAAGTTTGTGTTTTTCAGCATCAATAACTACCATACTATGTCGTACAGCTCTTGCTAACTCATCTTCTGACGCTCCAAGTAATGTCATATCTGTGATAAGATTTGAAATCTTACCCATTTCAGTATCTGTTTTTTTCATAATCTGGTATTCTCTACCATTTCTGAAATAGTGATCTTTTCCGTCGGGACCTATTTCCTTTTCACCACCATATGCCAGTTTGGTATCGAATCCTTCCAGACCCTTAAGTGGAGGCGTTGATGTGATTTTAACTTTTCCGCCTCTGTCGTGTGTAGGAATACACATAACAGTATCGCCGTCAAAGTCAGCACCTGACAGTCGATCAGCTACTGCATGGTTAATTCCAATTGCATCTATGGACGTTTTTCCAATCATATTGATGCCGTCTTTGTTTTTATTATTAACTGTGAGAATTGGAATTTCAAAAGTTCCTCCATGAGGATAGCGGATCAATGCCAATTTTGTTCCGTCATCATAGCCTGGTGCATATACTTCTTTATCACTAAGCGACGTGATTGGAAGAATAACATGATACTTCTGCCCAGGTAATGCTGCTGCTTGCATATGAACAGATGCCGAATCACAGCTGCTTGCAAATTTATCCAGATAATACTTCTTTACAGTTGGATTTGTCAAAGATCGTATTTCATCAAATTCTGCCTGTTTCTCAGCTTTAGCTATCCCAAGCTGTTTTTCGGCTAATGAAATACTTTGTTTTGACAAAAACTGTGATGGCAATGCATCTTTCCATTCTGTCCAATCTCCTTCATCAGACCTTTTGTTGATGAGTCCAAGTTTCTTATTCGGATTATCTGCTGCTCCGGAAATCCTTTCTCCAGTTTTACTGTCGTACCAATACTGTCCGCCTTGATCAGCATCTTTTATCAAAGAGCCAAATGGATTATCTGGATCGTTTTTCACATCTTTCAAAACATCAAGCTTTTCAACTTTTTTAGATTTGTTGGTATTGAATATAACATCAACTCCAGGTGGAAAATCCTTATCTTCACCATATACAGCCATACCTTTGATATATTTTTTTCCATCAACCATGATACGGACCTGCGAATACTTTGATTCACCGAGCGATAAGTCTGGAACATTTCTTCTAAGCTGAATAACTCCATCCATGTTGATTCCACCATCTTCTGCATATCTAATCATCAGTCTTTTGGAATTCAGACTTTCTGGATAATGGAACTTTTTCTCAAATGTCTTTCCGTCATCTCTCGAAATATAATCGTTGACTGTTTTCACCCTATCGAAATCGTATATTTCTTTGTGTTCAGTACCTGGTTTACATAATACTCGCTGTGTCGTCATCTGACCTTTATTTGTAACCTGAGCGAAACGACCTCCATACACTTCATATCTTCCTTCAGCCTGAAGCATGAATAATGCCTGATCTAATTTCTCTTTCGAAATATTAAGTTCTCTCTCGACTCCGGTTCCAACATCGACCATACCTTTCTTGTCTACCTGAGTTTTTAAGAAATTGGCAGTTTCTCGTGCCTGTTTCATACGAGATTCAGAATTAGGGTTCAAATATGATCTGACAGTTGATTCATTGACACCCATTCTTCGCCCTATTTCGCTAACACTGAGTCCTTCTTTCTCTTTTAATCGTTTCGCAGTTCCTACTTCGTATGCTCTACGCTCATCTTTGGCAATCGCATATACTGTTCGAAAATCGGTTGATGAATAACCAAGGGATTTGGCAATCGCATTGTCTCCGGTCCATTTTTTACCGTCCTCATCAGTATATGTAAAACCTGCTTTTCGCATCTCTTCTACGCGTCCAAGAAAATCACGACTGTGCTGATATGGTTCTTCACCTGAGCCCCAAGGATATCGTCCTGATCTACGAGGCATCCCATAGTGTTCCAGATATTCTTGATCAGTCATGGAACTACATCCGAAATAAGATTCGATTTCTTCTGTTACAGGATTCATGTCATCTATACCTCCTCAATTTCACGCTGTTCTAAGATTTTATCCAAATGTTTAATCTTATCCATGATAGACACGATATCTTCTGCCGTCGGATGATGTACCAACACTTCGTCTTGTTTATATAAGCGTAACTCTATCTCGATATCACCTGGTTTGATTCTGTATTCCAGACAAAACAGAGCGGCATATACTTCTAATTGATCAAGGTGACTTTCGATTTTACCCATCTTTCCGGTTTTCAAATCATGAATTCTCAGTTTCCCATTCCGAAATGAAATAGCATCTGCTGTTCCAAAGAATCTGTCTGAATAATATAAAACAACTTCAGTGCTCATTCTGAATCCAATGGCATCATTCACATAAGCATATAAAGTCTTTTTTGATCTAGGTTGTTTAATTCCCAAATCGATTGTTTCTTTCGCCCATGCGTGAAGTCTTGTTCCGATTTCTGCCGCTTTTTTATTTTCATATACTTCCAATGCACGATTATCATCATATCTCAACCAAGCTGACTGACTGGCACTAAATGGTGCGTGAAGACCTTCAAGATTCAAATGCTTTTTGAAGTTCATTTAACACTTCCTCCTTATTTTCTGGAAATATAATTCTCGAGAATGACATTGCATTCATTTTGTTTACGTAATATCCCTGATTAGGTCTTTTCGGGGCTTTTGCACTTCTTTTATTCTCAAGGGTAGCCCATTTATTTTTATAAAGAATAAGTAAATCCGGAATACCTTGTATATCACTGGAATCAAGTTTGGTAACGATACACCCAGGAAATAAAGTTTTTAATTCTTTTTTCAAATCAGCTTGAAATTTACTTTCTCTCACAAGCTACCTCCTCTATAGATATTGGCTATCCGGGACTCGAACCCGGGACCACTGGTTTACAAGACCAGCACTCTAACCTACTGAGTTAAAAGCCAAAATATAAAAGACAACGATAAGTTATCTTCTCTCTATAAAAGTCCTTGATATTTTCGCGTGGGTGGTTTTTTTACCTTTTTAATTAATCAATTGAAAGTGATATCCTCTATGTGTATGCCGATTGTTATGATATAAAGCATCTGATATTTTACTTGGATATCCACCAATCGCTTTTGCACATTCTGTTATAGAATCAAACTTTTCTCCTGTCTCAATTATCATTACTCGAACACCCGGTCTTCCACGATATTCTTTTTTAGTTAAATCAACCATGTTATATTTTCCATCTGTTCTAATTATGTGATATCCATGTATCGTACAGTAACCTTTTTCATTTCTTACCACACGCCCAAGCCATGTCGGATTCACATTTAAATAATCAGCACAAGATTGTATCGAATCAAATATTTCTCCTGTCTCAAATATCATCACCTCCACACCTTTTCTTTTCACATTATGAAAATCATTCATCTCGCTTATCTCCTCATAAAGTCAAAAAAAGAGCGTCTGTTATATTGACGCTCTAAATACAAAAATCTTATACTATAAATTCATACAAAGGAACTAAATCGTCTGGTTGACAATCAAGTGCGATACATATATTTAAAAACGTTTTTAGTGACGGTATCCGCTGCTTATTTATATAACGACTAATCACTGCTTTTGACACATTTATCTCACGAGCTAACTGATTAACCCCAACGCCAACATCATTCATTAAGGATTCAAGATTATCACCAAAGATGTCCATAAACTCAATCTCACTCATGATTTCTCCTTTCTAAATTTAGCAGGTGTTGACCTATAGGCAACACCCCCTAAAAGTTCTATATATTTATTATTTTTTTATCATAATAAATAAGGTGTTGCCTATATGGTAACACTTGAGTCAAAAATATACCAAAATGCCCAATTTTAGGGCTTTTTCGACCCTTTTGTTGCCTCCTGGTCAACACCAAAGTTGCCTCCTGGTCAACACCCTTTGAAAATATATTCTCGCTGAAAGTCTGAAATTTTACTTTTATTTAAGGTGTTTACTCCTGGTCAACACTTATCACCTCCAAATCTTACCGGTTTTCTTGTTTTTCAGAACGATTCTACCTTCAATTTCGAAACCCGCTAAATCGCAAATGTGACGTAAACAATCCAATAATTTGTTCAATTTCTTGAGTTCTTTATCAGTTTTTCCTATCGCTTCACACGCTGTCGGGTCTTTGCATCCAGATCCATTGATGTTTAAATTATCATATTTCATTTTTTACTTTCCACCCTCTCTTTATCTTTTTGTTTCAGAAGATACGTGATTGCCCGCACTAAATGGTCCATTTTATCCATCACCACAAGAATCAAATGTACCATATAAGCTAACAGCACAGTCATAAGTATCGGTACAATTTTCAAAAGCATATTTTCTCATCCTAAATTCTAACACTTAATCCAACCTCATCCGATAATTCCTGACGCAAATCATCAATTGTCAAATCCCCACTATTGATTTCACCCATCATATCATCGATACATTGGAGTGTCTTCAGAATACGTTTCTTTCCGAATCCATGCATCCGATGCTCAGCTACCGCAAGACAAGTCATAAGCGTCTCAACATAATATGTTCCCAGATCATCTTTAAGTTTTTCTTCACGAGCTTTTATCTCCCTCCTGTCAACCCTAACCGTGTTTCTTGAAATATCAGCTCGATGTTCTTTTTCAATTTTCCTACGCTCTGCTCTATTCATCTTTTACATTATCCTCACCCTTTCTTGATTTAAAACAGTCTTCCATACAATTGCAGATTCGATCCAGAAAAGGATATAAAGTAATGCTGCAACAAATAAAAACCACCAGAAAACAAATATCTTTAAATAAATACTCTACCATAATACTAGTCCTTCCTAAATATAACCCCCCATAAGTCATAACAGACCTAAGGGGGTGAATATTATTAATAACGTTTCATAATTTTTCCGTCTTGACTACACCACTGTACATAATCCGATAAGATATCCTCTTCATCCATGATTGCACGATTTGAATTGACATAATGAACAGTCTTCGTCAAATCGTTTTTAGATAATTGTCCATAGTCAGGAACAATCAATACCTCATGAATGGACGACGGTAATACATAAAAATTACCTTCAATAAAGTTTCCTATTTTCTTTCTTACTGAACCATTTAATATAAGTCCTGCACCATTAAAATTATATTGATTAGTGAGACAAAACATAGGCGTTTCAAAATCGGACGCATGAATTGCATCAGGATAATTGAACAAATTAGTTTGTCTGTGTGATTTATCGCCGACCAATCCCATAATCATTTCATCTAAAGACGCTAATATACTTCCGAAGTTCAAAGTGGAAACCATGGCGTCCGCGTGAACCTGTTCTGCTGTTACATTCCATTGTTCAAGCAAACTATCCAACAGTATCATACTGCTTACTCCTTCCGAATCAATCCCTAAGATGATACTATAGTAAGCAGCAAAATCCCCATGATAAGTTACAATTTTGTTTTTGAGAAAATCTTCCTTAGAATATCGATCACAAATTCTAACCTGTAACCTGTTTTTATAATCTTCATATTTAAATAACATAGAGATCCTCCTTTCAAAAATCGGCTGTCATAAACACAAAAAGACCCAACGCCTATTGACGCTGAGTCTTTGATGAAATATAAATAGAATTATTCTTTTTCTACAGTGCAGGTCACTTTGTCACCATCTAATGTATAATACATAGATAGATTCAGTCCATCTGCATTATAGGCTTCGTATGAATAATCATCAGATTCTGCTTTTTCTGTAAAACCTTGTTTAATGCAAAGCTCTTTATATTCATTGAATATTGTTTCGTTCGCACCTCCTATCGTGTACATGAAATAATCCGTATCATCCATATTTACTATAACAATGTCGTATTCTGGTTTCGGAACTTTTTGAGCCATATCGCTGTCAGACCATCCATACTTATCCATTCCATATGATGAACTAAGATTCATTTTGTCGTTTTTGAAATCATAACATGCATCATAAATCTTATCTCCGTCAATATATCTTATATTCGCCATATCTGGTTCAAATAAGTTTAACTGATCTTCTGTTGTAACAGGATTCATCCCATCCGCAAGTAATGAAACCTGATCAATCTTTCTTCCTGGGACTACATAATGATAATCATTACATCTTGGTTCGAAATAGATAATGTCCGAATCACTGGTGTAACCACCGTTTTCTTCTCTCAAATCGGAAAAAGCATTGAGTAATTGTTCGTCTGTTGTATCAGCCTTTTTAGCGTATGTGATATTGAATTCGAAAATATCATATTTACTATTATTCGTATAGGATACGACATATCGTCTGTCACCATACACAATCCCTTCCTCAACATTCCAATCTATATCTGCCATAGAAAACGGAACTGTATAATTTAAATCTACAGCTTCGGTTTCTGAAATGCTTTCTGTTTGCGTATCCGTTTCATCCGTAGCATTTACAGTTTCTAAAATAGTTGAGTCTGTCTCTTCAGAAGTACCTTTACCACATCCGCTAAGACTCCCAACGCATAAAACCCCGATAAGTATACCTGCTAATATTTTTCTCATATATCCCTTCTCCTTTAAAATTATAAATACATTCTGAATATAAGTATAGCATTATACTAAATGTTTTTCAATATCATTTCTTATAGTCACTGCCAGTAATCAGCTCAGAATATGGAAGCGTTTCAATCCACTTACAAACCTCTCTCCACTCATCCCGCTTATATCCCTTTTGCTGTCTGTAAATATTTGCCAATACCTCATAATTAAACATGACATTACGAGTCTGGTTATAACTGCTTGGAAGAAGCTGAATCATATTCCACCAATCATCTTTCGATTTTGACTTTACAAAACACGATCTGTAGAAGTTTAAACAATGGATAATAATATCGATCGCGTCATTAGCAATGATACCGTCAAGATGCTCAATAGAGAAATCCTCCAGCGTAAACTCTTTCTCCGCAATCTTGTGCATAGTACTACAGGAGTTTGCAACAGTACCAACTTTATATGTATCAAATTCTTTCCACCAATACAACGGAGCCGTAATCCTCACATATACCGGCATCATTCTCATGTACTTCCGATGCTCTGTACCTGCGTTGGATAAACGCTGCATAAGTGAGCGGTCGTTATCTCCAATTTGATATGCTTCTTCTGTTATTGGATGAAAGATATCTGTCATAGGTAATCTTCCATAAAAACTATCACTCTTCTCCCACGAGTTCATCGGATTTCTCATGCCCTGAATAATAAAATTCATTTGTTCTGAACTCGCCAGAACCACATTTTCTAATTTAATCATTCGCAATATCCTCCTAAGTGAATATCCACAGCCATGTCAGATTCAATTTCAACAACACTCACTTCAATATCTGAAATATCGTCTACATACGACAATGCATCATCTTTCTTTTTCTCATAAAGCTGTTCGATAACAACTTTCTTCGCAGCTTCGGCTTTATCTTTATCTTTATCAGTGTAAATGCCGAAAGTATGCTCCATGTGTCCGCAACCTTCATAAAACGCATTACCATGAACTAAATATAAATTCATTTACAATCTCCTTCTCTTATATAATATGAGTAATCACTGCTAAGACACGAATAAGCGAAAAAACACTTTCCTCTAAATATGCAAGTATTACATTTTTCATTGTTAGTCATAGCGATTTTAATTATTTCTAATACATTTTCTAATTTAATCATTCATGTTCTTCCTCCTTCATACAATCATACCCAGGTTTGTTAACGTAATGTTGTCGTCCAAAACCATTTTTTACAATATCATCACTGGTTGCATCATCAAAGCTATTATTTTTTTTTTTTTAATCATTTTTCTTTGCCTCCTTTTTACTTGTATGTTTTTCACAAATTTTTATAGCCCAATTTAACGACTCTTCAACCTGTTCGAGTTTTTCGTCTATAGTTGAAACTGGCCATTTTTTTAATTCTTTTAGAATTTTAATTCGTTCACGATGTGTCGTTTCTTAACCTCCTTATCTTCTAGTCAAAACTGTATGTTCTAATTTTATACCCATTCAAAATACCCTCCCAATTCAAAGTCTACAAGTTTATCAGCTTCAATTTCTAAAATTCTAACTTCGATATCCGATAAATCATCAATTATTGTGTATTTATCATCTTTGTTTTCCTCGTAGAGTTGTTTTGTCACTAAATCTTTCGCAGCTTCGGCAGCATCTTTTTCTGTGTAAACACCAAAGATATTCTCCATATGTCCATATCCGTTATAACAAGTATTTCCGTGTACTACATATAATGTCATTTTTCTTCACCTCACTTTATGTTCTTTCTTACAATATCCTGATTTACAGTATCCACCTGATAATATTCCAAACTTTGGTTTTTTAGGTAACCAATACTTGCATTTAAAACATTTTTTATATGGACAAAACCAATTCGTTTTAGTACCGATTCTGCTCATGTATACCTCCTGTTCCTCCCTTTTCTATATATATCGGCACGCATATACGTGCTTTTCCGATTCTTCGCAGTAGAATCTATGTTGGTTTGCATCGTTGATAGAGCTTGTTATTCTGTATTCAACCCCATCCGTGCGGTCATCTCCTTCTAATCTGGAGACGTTGAATTTCATCACATCTTTTGTTTTTGGCATAAAGAAACTAATCCCATACCGGATATCATTATAAAATGACCCACATGCAATTACGCATCTGCATGTGAGATCAAGTCTGGAAATCTCGTGTATAAGATAATCCTCATCCATCTCCCAGAATGGGATTTTATCTACAGTTTCCTTTGCTTTTTTCACTGCTTCATATTCTAATTTTTTCGTCATTTTTTTTCTCCTATTTTTTTTTTTTTGAAATCACCCTCTCACGATTTCAACAATGTAGTCATCTTCATGTCCATGCTCTATCTGGATAATATGAGCTTCTTTATCTTCTTCGTTTCTTTCGTCTGGGAAATTGATATAATCCCTGTCCCAAACTTCTACAACACTGTCATTTCTTTCTTTTCGCATTGGTTCGTCTCACCTCTTTTATTTCACATTTCATAAAACATCATTCCTCTCTCAAATATCCAGACCATTGATTGGCATCGGTGTATTCTCCTTGATTTTCTTATCGTCTGGCTCGTAATTTATCGGTTTTTTCGAATGTAAATTGCACGGTATTCCTAAACATTCATTGCAGGGATCTTTCACATCATCTATTTCTGCATATTTACAATTTCTACAATACGCATAGAAATCTACTTCTTTGTATTCGTATTCCATTTATTTCACCTCACTTCTTATCCAACAGCATAACCCATACTATAACAACTATATTAAACACTGCACACTCGTACTTTTTATTGATAATGCTTATGATTAGACATGTAACATTCATTCCTATTAACAAAATGTTAAACTTTTTCACATCAGTCTCCTTTCAAAACAATCTTACCAGTTTCCAGACTTTTCTTTACGTCAATGACCCTCTGATTCGTGCTGCCAGCCCAGTGGTATTTTTTATCAGCAAGTTTACTTATGAATTTACCATCCACTAAAATATCAATACATTCAATCCCTGGTAAATCACTTACCTCTTCCCATAAATATCCTGTATACAACCACACAGTCTTTGTTGGAAAGCGTTCACTAATATCTCGTGCGAGTCTTAAGACTACATCTCTATTATGCGGATGTAATGGATCTCCACCCGAGAACGTTACACCACTTATATAATCTTCATACAGATAACTATATAATTCTGTCTCTGCATAAATATCAAATGGTATACCGCCATTAACATCCCCAGTGATAGGATTCTGGCAACCACAACAACGATGTTCACAACCCGCAACCCAAAGTACAGTTCTTAACCCATCGCCATTCAGCATATCGTCAGTTGTTATATCGTGATAATTCAATTTCACCACCCCCTCGTCTTAAAATATAAATGAAAAAAGTACGGTTATAACAATCGCCAGTACCATTGCTATAAAAAACACCAACACCCATAAGAAATCCTTCTATTAATCCCATTTTACAGCCTTTCTTTCGTTAAAATTTTTCTTTTTATCCAGTGCTTTACTGATAGCAAGATCAATTCCCGATCTCGATTTTAGATGATAATAATATAAATCTCTGAATGGAGTGTTCAACCTATCAATTCGTCCGCACGCTTGCTCCATAACCTTGTAGCTGTAATTCTGTGAGAAAAATATAATTGTATCAGTCTTTATACAGTTCCATCCCTCACAACCTGCCGTATACTGCACTAAATAAACCCATCGTTTTGCGTCTGGTACCGGCATATGAGCATGTCCAGACCATTCTGCCACTTCGTAACCGATGTATTCATCCTCACTGAATAAATGGAGTAACATTTCTCGCTCATAGTCGAAGTTGTAAAATATAATAGATCGAGCAGTTTTCTCCAAAATTTCCATCAATGCTACAACTCTTGAATCATCCTCATTTACAATTCTTCTTAACACATAACACAATCCAGAAGCTTGTTGAATAGGTTCGTCTTTAAATGGGTCCCACCGATTTCTTATGACATCTTTGTACTTAGGAATATCATAAGTCGCATATACATCCATATGATGTTGTACCGTAGTTCGTTGAAAATCCATATCAACCAGTATTCTGTTTCTCAGTCTAACTAGTCTACCTACATTCAAATATCTGTCTATCTGAGGATATTTGGTAAATCTGGAATATACCACATGCTCTCTACAAAATTCCGTTTTATTTTTATAGAACCCATTCGCCACAAATACCGGAATATAATCCGCCCAGCAATCGCCAGGAGTTGCCGATAATATAATCCAGTCGTTGTTTTTAGCGATTTTCTGAAACGATTTTACCCATTCACCAGATCCTGTAACTCTATCCTCATCAAATATAAAGAACGCATCTTTTATTTCTATATACTTCTTTATGTTATTCCAAGAGTCAATTACTACTGTCTGTCCTGGATATAATTCATTTTTATCTGAGTTTGTAGATATTCTATAATTCGCCAGTTCACCTTCCCATTCATGAGAATCTCGTTTCATTGCCGTCGTAATGATGTAAAGATTCTGAGGATTTTTCATCGGAATAAATTCTTGATTAAGGAAGCTGCCACCATTCTCTTTGAAATAATAATAGAGACCGGTCCTAGATTTACCAGAACCAGTCCCTCCGTTGAGAATACAGCCGTTTTTCATTTTATGCACAGCTGCCATTTGATAATTACGTAAGAAATCTGTCATTACTCATTTTTCACCTTTGGTGTAATCGACTTTTTATAAAGTTCAAGAGCTTCTTCTCCATCGAAAGTATTTATAATATAGACGGATTCGCGGGGTTTTTTACGCCTCACGATTACAACTGTGCCGTCTTTACCCGCCGATGAATCAAAACCTATAATTAATGAATCACTGGTCTCTTCCATCGCTTTCTCCTTTCTTAGGAATCCATTGCTTAAATACATCATTGTAATATCCAGCATTGTCGAAGAAGTATTTAGAAATTGCCATCGCCAGACCTTTCTCCGGATCAAATGTGTCATCCTTACCGCATTTTACAACGGTCTTGGTACCGTCGTTCCAAAATACAATTGTAGCCGGATCATTGAAAATAACATTTTTGATTTTACATAACGCTTTCTGTCTTGACGGATATCCGTAACGGGTATTCAACATTACTGTCATTAAAGTTTTTACATCGTTTTCACAATATCTTCTTAATGTACCTTCCATATCTGGACACCATTCGGATGGCTCGCCATTGGATTTAATTACGCAGTAAAAGCATCTTGAATTAGTACGAATATGTCTGCAATTCTTACAATCTTTCATCATAATCATTCACTCCTTTTCTATTTTTTTTATAATAGCGTCATTCAATCTTACGTTAAGATCTTCTACAAAATCATCAATGTAAATTCTCATCCCAACAGTAATCATTAAACTTTCCTTTTACGAAAGTTATGTTTGTATGCAATACCTCGACAACTCTACCATCTTCTAACTCCACAATTCCTGTGGAATATGCAATAGTACTTCCTGGATGTCCTCCAATCATCGGAGACGGTTCAACAACGTTACTAACAAAATTCCAACCGTGAAATAAAGCTTTTTCTTTCTTACCTTTTTTAACGCTAATATAACAAGGTCTTAATTTAGTTTCTATCTGTATTCCAGCCATCATCATTCTCCTTTCTTAGTTGTAAGTGACTTATACAATTTAATAGCATCTTCGCCTTGAAAAGCGTTTACGATTTCTACAGACTGATTTGGTCTTTTCCGTCCGACGATCAGTATTGAGTTGTCACTATTGATAGGTACCAAATCAATACTCACAAGTAATGTATCAGTTATTGATTTCATATCAACTCTCCTTTCTCATATGTTTGTCTCTATAAAATATCGTTTTACGAGTGAGTCGTCCTCCTTTCTAAGCTATACAAGTATGTAAAAAGACCCTCTTCGTAGGGTCTTAGTTACTCATCTAATGATTTTACAGTAGCCTTGTTGATTTCTTTTCTCCCTTCAACAGTTAGGGATTGCAATCCCTGTAGTAAGTTTTTATCGATACTCTCAAGATGTTTACCAATCTTCTGTAAAGCTTTTAAAATATTTTTATCGTAATTATCATGTTCAGCCATAATAACCTCCTAACTCTGTCTCAAATATCTAATCAACAGCCAGATCAGCCATAACCCGCCGGTTAAGAATACCATGACAAAGTCAAATATCAACCCCAACATTCCACGTTTTTTTTCATAGATCATTCTCCTTTCTCATTTACATGAGGCAAATACCTTGGTATGCATTGTTTACAAATACGCTCTTTCAGATATTTCCCTGGTATATGATGATATACGTCAGCTCGTCTATACGGTGCAAGCCAAATATACCTTTTACAGCAATTACACAATACCGGAAAAATAGCAAATCTGTTAAATCTAAATATCATTCATTCTCCTTTCTCTAAAAGGCTTGTGATACGATTACGCTCTTTTTCTATACCATCCTGCAAACCTTGTTCGTAAGCATGACGATACCATTCTGATTGCTGAGTAGCTGTAACATAACGTTCATGAATGTCCATTCCAGTTTCCTTCATCATTCTTATTAATTGTATGGTCTGGACTAATTCTTCTTTTTCTACAGTGATGTTGTAGGTTTTTTCACTAAAGTTATTAAGAGTATGAAATATAAATGCATCCTCAGTCTCTTGTACTTGAGTCCTAATTTTATCGGTGATATCAGTAATACCACCATCTGGTGATTTTTCAAAAATTCCCATATTATTCTCCTTTCGCTTTGACAACAGTTACGTCTCCAATAGTCTCGGAGTCATAACGAATAGGCAAGACAATACCAATCTCTAAATTATTCTCGATAGTGATTGGTCTGTTCTTACCGTTAAAATATGAATCGTTATACTTCATAAGATAGTCGTGAACGAATTATACTTCTCACCCTCGAATTCTACACTATCCTTTGTCAAGCATTTCCAAAATTTTAGAATTTTACATGAGGTGACAACTCCTTAGTTGTTTAGTTTTCTAGCTTTTCGTTCTTCGTACTCTTCCTTAGATATCTCTGTCCATCCACCTTTTTCATCGCCTTTTGGCTCTCTGAAGAATCTATTGATTTCAACCCGCTGCTGCTCTCCGTTTTCTGTTTTTACTGCATAGAATACACCAACCGTATCGAAGTCGCCGTTCTTTTTATCAGTTAAAAAATCTTCACAATAAACTTTTATAGGTTTGCCTGGCATATATGGCATCGTTATTGGAAACATTTCATCAATGATTCCTCGAACCAATCCTGAAGAATACGTATCGTTTGGATCGTGAATGTTAACACAGTACGAACTGTCAATATCACTGTATTTAATAGTTCCATCAGCATAGACGTACTTAAATAACGAAGACATTCGTTTACACTGGTATACTTTTGGACCATCTTTAGGGCGAGAACATTTATTCCAAATATCATCTATATCTTCGATTGGTGTTAATGACTTCCCATCAATGAGACGATTAAGGATGCTCTGAGACATCTTAATGCTAAATCCAGAATGTCCGTCCCCGCACAAACTTTCAAAAGCTTTTAATGCACTCTCATAACAAGCACAACCATAATCAAACTCTCCTTCTTTTCTGTTTGGATTCTCTTTCTTGCAGGCAATTTCAACCTCTCTTTTTGCCCAATTTAATAAATTACTCATATTTATCTCCTTTCAAATATCAACGCCCATCTTCTGAGCGAACTCTTTAATCTGTTCCATAGTTAGCCATTCAGGTTTATCGCCATCTGGGAAACTATTCCAAATATAAATCATGGTTTGAATCTGCTCTTTCTCACTATCCGCCCAAAGGCAATTAGCTGACCCTCCAACTCGCAAGTAGAAATCACAATCTTGTCTTAATCTGTCCAATAACATATAACGGAATTTCGGTTCTTTCTTAGACCAGTCTTCCATTGTTAATCGTCTCCTTTTAGTGGGCATTAATTCTTTTCGATCTTCATACATGGCTAATTTCTGTATTGCATTATCAAGGACTTCGTACCTGCTGAATTTACTCCACTCTGCGTCCGAACCATAAAGTAAATATGCTTTATCACAATTACGATACGTTAGCCTATCTAAGTTTTGTAGATCATGGCGTACATTTGGGCGTTCCCATTCTTGATTGCATTTTCCGATATAAGCAACTGCCCGTTTATATAGCCAGCTTTTTAAACTCATAGAATCTCCTTTCTTAAATCACACCTAACTCTTCCATATATCTCATATGGGCATTACGAGCACGACGGTAAGCATCTTCTGAGCGAACTCTTTAACCCGTTCAGTGTTCAGGTTTATCGTCCATTTGTATAAAATCTTTCCACCATTCACAATGGTTGCAGAATTCCATAACTCCACAAGCATCGCTATTTTTCTTTAATACATTGCTATATGGGCATTTTGGATCTTTAGGATACATTCGTTCATACTGTTTTTCAGACATAAACTCAAAATCCTGCCCATTGTTAGTTTTCATATGAATTACTCCGTGATGATTCAACATATTGTCTAAATCTTCATCAGTAAATATAACTAACTGCCTCATAATTTCCCCTCCTTAAATTACACCCAACTTTTCCATGATTAACAGCCTCCTTAGTTGCTTATTTTACAGATAGAAAATCTGTTTCGTATTTTGTGTAGTCAACTCCCGGAAATCTAGTTCCAGAACAAATGAATGGGCATAACGAATTAGTTTCATCCTTATGCCTATCCGTACAGTAATAAGTAACGTCCATTTCGGTAGGCTCCAGGTTACAATGCGTCGTGACACCGAATTTTCGCTCTACCTTCGTTGTATATGGACATCTATAACACTCTGCCATATTAAATCTCCTTTTAGTTTATAAATTTGGTCTTTCTTCCGGTAATAGCATGGTATTCATAGTCGGACTTTTAATCACGCCAAATAAGACGAGGATTTTATGGAAATTGCTGTTAAGACAATGTTTTCTCCATATATTCCATCGCCTGATATGATTTATTAATTTTTTCATATTACATCCAACTCCTTTTATTCCCAACCATCCTGTACCATTCTAGGCTTGTATTCTTTTTCTGTATAACCTTCTCCGTTACATAAATCACAAGTAACATCCTTATATTTCCAGTCTTCGACCCATCCGCTATCAGGCAATCCAGAAGGATATGCGTTGTATCTTATACGGACAGATCCTGTACCACAACATTTAGGGCATTTATACTTTTTATTTCCTTGAACATGTGCGAGCATCCGATCGATCGTCGTTTCGCCACCGTAACAATTTTTAAGTTCCTCAAGCATACCGACAGTCAATTTAAAACTAGGCTCATTTTGATATAATTTATGAATCATTATCTTATTCTCCTTTCCTTTTATTTTACAGTTAAAAAATCTGTTTCATATTTCGTATAATCAACGCCCGGAAATCTGGTTCCAGAACAAACAAATGGACATAAAGAATTATTTTCATTCTTATGCCCATCCGCACAGTAGTAAGTAACGTCCATTTTGGTAGGCTCCAGATTGCAATGCGTCGTGACACCGTATTTTCGTTCTACCTTCGTTGTATAAGGACATCTATAGCACTCTGCCATATTGAATCTCCTTTCCTATACCAGTCTTCCTTGATAACAACTTTCAGAATTAGGTCTTATGATTATATGGTAGTTGTCCGTCAAAATATCAATGGCTAATGGTCGACGTCTTTCATTCAGCATTGTTGGAGGAATATTTTTTGTTAAATAACGGAACCATTCACTACACTGCCCATCATTTCTTGCGATTAATAATATTTCTTTCATAATTCTCTAATTCTCTTTTCTATGAAAATATAAAAGCCCCTCCGAAGAGGGCCTAGCTACTCAAATGGACTTTTTAATTTAGGCATGTCAAGTCCCACAAGACACCACCTCACCTTCTTTAATAGTATCTAAAATATAAAGCATACAGAGTTTGCTGATAGTCACATTTCTTTAGCAACTCGACAAAGTCATCTTCCGTCATGAGCTTAATACTGAGTCGAAGTTGAAGTATAAATCTACCGATTTCTTCAAACATAGCAACCTCCTAACTCTGTCTCAAATATCTGATCGAGATCCAGATCAGCCATAACCCCGCCGGTCAAGAACACCATAACAAAGTCAAACATCAATCCCATTTCTTCGTTGATTTCCTGCATTGCATTTCTCTCCTTTTCGTTCTTTTTTATGCTGGTTAATTCGGGGATTCTCTCTCTCTCTCTGATATTCTTAATGATCCGCAGCGTCTGTTCCGCTGACAGAAATCCTTTTATTTCGCCCTCGGCCCATATCTCAAGCAGATTCATGACGCTTCCATAACTTCCCGCGTGTTCAATTATGGAGATCTCTTTCGTCTGTCCTGGCAGCGGGAGTATGATCTGAAATCCATCGTATAGATCGTGCCGGTTGTGTTCAATACTCCCCTCCTGGAGCATTTTCTCCAGGAGAAGGATTTCGCTGTATCGTTCCTGCTTACTCATCGTCGTCACTCTCGTTTTCGGTATCGTCGCTGGACTGTTGGCTGACCGCGTTTGCAAACATCGCCGCCAGGAGTGCACCTGGGTTGATTCCTTGTGGCTGAGGCTGCGGTTCTGACTTTGGCTTCTGCACTTCCAGCGTATTTGTGACCGCGAACGTTACGCCCATGGCCACCTGGACTGCTAGGTCTGCGTTGTGCGTCTTGTTAAGTGCTCGCAGGTATGCTTCCATGTAAATGTCCGTGTACTCGTGAATTCTTGTGATATCCATCTGCTTTTCCTCCTTCTAAATCGAGAGAACTGTCTGAACGATCGCATAGGCAATCGGGAAGTCTGTCAATTCTTGTTGCTGTCTTTTCATCATGTCCAAATAAGCTTGTGTTTTCATGTTGGATCACTCCTTGAATAGTTTTTTGTTCAATAATGCGGGCGGTGGACTATGCCGCGTCGTCCGGGGTACTGGCTCTCGTATTACATTTATTCCGCTAAGGCAGTTTCTCGTGCCTGGAAGTCGTCACTGTGACCTAAACCGCATTATTGTTAAATATAAAAAGAAAGAGACCTAAGTTTCCTTAGATCCCTCTCTGATTACTCGCAATGAAAACCAATAATTTTGTCTTTTGGTGAATCATCGTTTTCTGGTTTCTTATACTCGACATTATATTTATTACAAATCTTTTGCATATTTTTGTTGCCTTTTTCAGCACCAAATACCGCGACTCCTAAACCAATGCCGTTAAAGCCAGCATTGATTACTTCTCCCAAATATTTGCCCACTGTTAATCCAGCTCCGATAGCTACAGCAGATTTGAATAAACCCTTCATTCTAATAGTTCCTCCCATGATAAAATCCTCCTTTTTAGAAATATAAATGATTTTCATTTCGTTTCTTTAAAGGAACTGTAATCCACGCGAGTTAATCCTCTGGACTTTCCTCTTCGGCGTATCTTGCAGCAAATCGGTCAATCTCCTGAATAACCTCGATGGACTGTAAATATGCCGTGCGACCTGATTTGCCATTAACGTCCCAGTCATATGGACGAATATCCAAATCTACACTGCGAATATCAACGTCGTCAAGTACGGAAATTGTCTCCTCGTCAAGACGATTAACCCGATCACCAGTCCTCAAATATACCTGCGGTCCACGATCGTTGAATTTTACCTTTACAGGCAGATACATAAACGGGGAATCTTCCTCATCTTTTGGTGGTTTAATTTTTACATTCCAGCCTCGATTAAGAAGTTCATCAGCAAGTTCCTGCTTTGGAATAACAACAGCAAAGTTTCGATCACCTTCTCTGTTGAATTTTCCGCCCTCTCCTCTAAAGTTTCTGTAAATAATTCTTGCGTCATCAATCTGTAAAATGTCTCTTGGTGCAAATGTCAGTTCCATAATTCTTTTAATCTCCTTTAAATATAATTTTGTATAAAACAAAGAGCCTCAGCTATTTCTAGCCAAGACTCTCAGTTTGCTTATTGAATGAAGCCAATTTTCGCGTACTTCATTATTTCATAGAAATCCTTGAGTGATAAGGTCGCCATACCATATTTACATTCACTGCAAGCACCGTTACATCCAACACTTTCCGTGTTATTGTTTCTCATATTCGGATGTTCGCAATACATGTCCACTGTGTATTTAATCTCACCATCTTTGGATTTTAAATAATGCTTCATAAAATCACTCCTTTCCATAATAGAAAAGGTTTTCTCCGCGAATATCAAACAAAAGGCAGCTCCTCTTCAGCATCCTCTGGTATATTCATGAAGTCATCTGACACCTTCTTGGAAATATAAGGATCATCAGAGACAAACCATTCCAGATCTCCATATTTGGATATAGCGTCTGCTGCGTCGTTGACGAGCTTGTCATAATAGGAACGATCAATAATTCCATCGTTTCCATAAATAAGCTCACTTCCAGCTACTTTTTTCTTCTGACCAGTTTCGTGATCAATAATTTCAACCATCTCTTTTGATTTCCTCAACAATGCTTCTGATTCTAACCATCTAAAACCAGTTGTGCCGGTAGCCGCATAATACTTACCGTTCTGTTCTCGTACAAGTATTCCGCCTCCTTTTCCAGGCTTTACAGGACAAAATTCTCCAACTTTTCCGACAAACCGATAATCATGTCCTTCCGTTATAAGTTCTTGGAGTCGGTTAGCCTCCGATTCAAATGTCGTATCGGACAATTTACCTTTTTTGTATTTATCTTCCAAACGTTTCCTCTCTTGTTCGTATTCACTAACATCCGGAAGTTTTTCGTTCATATCCAAATATAAAGCAGATTTCACTGAGAAGACTTCCCTCATATCATTAATGTCCACGGACTCTCTGCTGAACAACGTCTTAAACACATACGGAACAGCAAACTGTTTTCCAGTAGCTGTCCAAGGATCAGAAACATGCTTTTTATTGTCTCCAGGAGCATAGCCATACATCGCCTCACATTCTTCTGGTTTTTTATACTTAGCAATGTAAACGGCATCATTTACGAGGCACATGCGATCATATGTAGCTTCGTGTTCAAATGTGTAACCATACTTCTGACCGAAATCCATGACAAATTTGATGATTTCTGGAGTAGCATCTGGGATTTTAATGGAATCTGTCTTAATATGAGCCACCGTAAATCCTCGTTTTTGCACTTCATGTTTCAGATCAATCATGAACAGAGCTCCTCGTTTAGCTACGATATTGTCTTTATTTCGAATATCACGGAATGGATTGTCGAAGTTTGCAGAGGTAAGTCCGTATACAGAATTGATAGCTGTTTTCAGTGCGTTCGCCAAATCTTTAGACGTTAATTCCCCATCAATAACTTTCTGAATATAAGGAGTAAGTTTACCGTCAAGCATGTGATTAACTTCATCCCAAGCTTCATGTTTAATTGATACACGTCCCTCGACAATTTCTCGATATGCTCTTGTGTATTTAACACCAAACAAACACTCGGCAATTGTGCTATGCGGGTGCATGGAAGCGATGTCAAGTAATGCAACGTTGCCGTACATCCCAGGCTCAGCATATACATATCCACCCTCGCCAACTTCTTCCTCACGATATGTAGAAACGCCGTTCTCATACTTATATCCAGGAAAATAAGGCAAAAGAGAAGATGCATCGCCGTGTTTTTGACTCATCATAACAGGGCACGCATCTTCCAAAAATAATTTCACATCCGGCGGTAATTCGTGTACCGGCTTCGATAAATCACGATAACAAAATTGATCCTGTGGTTTACGATTATTTCCAAATATAAATCGTGTTGTTAACGTATTAGTAGTGTCATTGACCGACATACCAGCAAGATCAGCCAAAATCTGCCTTGCTGTCCAATCTGATTTGAGATAATGAAATGTCGCTTCTGTAGCAAATACGTCGTTGTCGCAATATTCAGCTACCTTTAACCACAAATTTTTAGGTACTGGCTTATCCCACGATAAACCTAGCTCCTGATGGTGAATCCCCATTTCAATCTCAAATTTTTTCAAACTCTTTTTATTACCGGCAGACGCAAAATCGTAAATATCAGTGTAAGATAAGTTGTATGCTTCACCAAACAGAACTCTAATGCTATCTCCTTTTTTCGAATTTACAATTCGCTGAGATAGATTATATAACTGTTCGTTTGTATATCCCATCAGACATGCATATATCAGATGATTGTCATATCTTCTACAGTTGAATCCCACTAATCTGAATTTAATCAACTCTTCAATATCTGAAGGTTTTGGATTGATCATCCGGACAATCGGTTTCCCCTCACCTTCAATTTTCCAATTAACCAAAAATAAGTTAGGAAACACTTCACAATCAAAAAATACCAAAGGTTTAGAATCGTCATCGGATGTTGAAGAAGATTCTTCTGATTTAAATTTCATTTTATTAGCAAGCTTAATACAATAATCCGCCTGATTAGTACTCTGAGCTGCAAATGAAAATATAGCATTTTTCATATCGGATACGTCATATTTCAGTCCGCTGTTATATGCATCATTCAGATTTTTATTAATAAAATCCATACTACATCTGGTGCTTGAATGAATTTCTTTATTGAGATTCCGCTTTATTATTGTTCTAAGAGCTTTTTCACTTTTATATCCTTCGAAATCTATCACTTTGTCATCTCCTCTCAATGGTAAACCTGAGCTAATAGTTGCAATAGGTAAGTCGTTGCATTTTGTAAGCTTTCTTCTTAAGGAACTTTTACCAGTGAATACTTTTATCTCTATGTCTTTATCGTAAATCCGACTCAACTTAGATGCATCTCCAGAATATAAATAGTGAAGATGGATGCCAGCACCACTTTTACTAAGTTCAGCATATGTAGCTGGCCATTTACTGGCAGCTTCAAGATTTCGTTCGAATGATTTGTTTCCGTTTTCGTCTTTAAGATCGAAATCGATCACTATATGATTCTCTGGAATCTTGACATAATGAAGTCGCGATGTGTCGATGTCACTGAGTCTGGCAACGACTTCGTCCCATTGTCTGAGAGGTTTTTCGTTTTTGCTTGCGTATTGGGCATGACACTCTGAGCAGCACACGTCAAACTCGGATCTGATCCCCTCTCTAAAATCAATGGGTTTTGATACCTGTTTTTCATCTTTTTTTTTAGCACCTCCTAAATCTTTTTCAAAAATATCAATGCGAAATCCACTATAGCGATTCCGGATTCTCGAATCATCATCAAGTGTTGCGTCGAATTTCCAAAAATAGTTCTTTAATTCTTCTTTAAAATTTCGTTGGGAAAAAGGATATGGAACTTTCGTTTCTTCACAATAGGTTTTATACATTTCCCATGCAGCTTTTAACGTTGTTCCATCGTCTTTTTTAAAAACCGAGAACGAATCAATCATAAAGTTATAGAAATCGTTAGTCGCACCAATCATTGATGTTGGTATATAACTGTCAAAAGCATTAGGGTTATTTAAATATACTTGATGACAATGATATGCTATAGCCCCCAATTCAAAATTGATTGAGTTGATAGCATCGTCGTAATCTGCCTTACTCAATTTCTTACCTGATGGAGTGACATCAATAAGTCTTCTAAGTAAACCAGATTTACCATCCGTGATCCGAACCGGTTTGTTCGTACCCATGAACAAGAAGGCATTAAACCGATTAGAATATGCTGATTTAAACTTCTCATTCACCGTCATCAATTCATGTGACACCAAACTATTCAGTCTGGTATTATCCTCTATTTTCGATAAGTCACCATCATGCTGAATGGCAACCAAAGGATTCGATTTAAATGCTTCCAACGCAAAAGAGTTACTACTTGAACCCAATGCCTTAGCATCGAATACTGAGTAGTAACCCTCGAATAATTTCTGTATTATATTTAAAACTGTTGATTTTCCGGTTCCTGCTGATCCATATAGAACCAAAAACTTTTGTATATGTTTTGAATCACCCTCAATTATCGAGCCTATCGCCCACTCGATTTTTTGTCTTTCCTCTGGTGAATATAATGTTGACATAAGTGTTTCGTATCCTGAAATATCACCTTTTTCCAAAGGATACTCCAATCGTTTGCTGGCATAATCCTTCTTTTTAGTCTTATAATTTGAAAATATAAGTTTTTCATCCAACGGGTGATAATTGTCTCTCATTTGTTTCTGACAATATCTATGCCAGGAATCTATACTTCCTGAATCCGAATCCCACATATATGCGACCGTTAAATGATCAGTAGCTGTTTTTAATTGTTCGTCATATGCGACTCGTAATTCTTTATCGACGATTTCGATTAATCGCTGTTCTTCTGTGGACCATAACCCAAACTCTTCATCCCATACTGCATAGAAATCACCACCTCTTATCATGAGGTCCGACGATTTCTTTAGTATAAATTTAGGGAATATCTCGGTGACGCCCTGCTTTTTCGAACGAGTCGTAACCTTCATGAAATCAATCATATGTATTCATTACTCCTTTTATTAATTAGGATATAGAATCCAGATACCAACAAAGCTGAGTCCAGATTTCTTCCTTGCGGAGATCTCTACCGTTTTCGACTGTGAATAATCCACCTTTACCATTCAGTGCGTACTGATGATTTAAGAATTTTTTGATCACACATTCTACATGATATTCGTTGTAATTATCATCTGTCATGTCACTAAGGCCGAGACTCGAAATCATCCCCCAAAACCATTGTCCGGTTCGATCTCCATATCTAGGATCATCCATTATAGTTTCTTCACACCGGACAGCGATTCCAACTATTACTTCTAATACACTTGGTGGCATATCAGCTAAAAGCAGTGCCTGATCAGAAAATAATCGATATCTAAGCTGAACACCATCCAAAGCCCTGCGACGATCTTCTCGAAAGGTCCATGTAAAATCTGTGCGGTATAGTTTTGTCAAAAGTTCTCTAAAAGATGAATGTTTTATATCTGGTCCAATTTTCTTAATCAAGAAATTAAAATACTCATCTTTCATCTCACCGAGATTTAGATATTTTTCTTGCATAATCACCTCCTACAGATCATGGTAATTCCTGGTATCAGCCAGAATTTCATAATCTATTTTTCTTTCGTCATCTCGTACAAAGACAGAATCTTCTTCATATTCACCAAATTTCGTCAGAGAACCTTTACCGATCAATTTGTCTCTATTTCTAATGACATTGTCATGTTCGTCAGTTAACACGTCATCCGCGTAATATGTCAAACTGACTATTTCGTAACCATTTTCGTCAAAATCATCTGGTGAAATCACATATGATTCGTTCATGTCCGTTTCCTCCTTTTTTATTACTTTGTCATGCGTAACATACCTATTAGCTATTGCCAATTCTTCCATTTTCTCAATATCGTTTTTCTCTTTACAAATGTCAGAATCTTCGTTACTTTTTTCACTTTTAAATGCAGCTTTAACAGATGCAATCTCTTCATCAGCTATTTTCGCATACTTGGTTTTTGCATAGTTCCAAGTGATTGCTGAACCTAAAACAATGCCCGTTACAAAAATAGCAAGTTTATTCAATGTAGTCATAATGTTACTCCTCTAATCTTTAAATGGATTTGACTGATTTTTGTAAATATAAATCTCACCATCGACGACTAATCCTTTAACTTTATTTCTTTTATATAACCCTTTAACGATGGCTCGCCCAGTATGCCACATCACCGCAGCCTCTTCCACTGTTATAAAACCAGGAAACACACCATTTTCGATTATATATTCATCTTCCAGATGGTTTGTTACTATAAACATAATCAATTCTCGCCCTGTCATACAATACCTCCATCACCAAATATAATTAAAGAGATCTCGATACGGATTTCCCGTACCGAGTCCAAGCATTCACATTAAATCGAGAATATCACCGTCAACATTGAAGTCCAACAGAATCGTTCTTTCATGACCATTCACAAAATCACGATTAATTGGTTTATTGGTATCATAAATACCGAAATCAACGAAGTTATCACCAATCGGATTTTTCTCATCGTAAATCCATCCTACAATCTGACCAGCTTTAGTGCGAGGAATACCCAGTAAATCGTAAACTTCATTTAAGAATAAATATCCTCTGTCTCTAAGCATATCATTAGCTACGTCGTTCTGTCTACGCAGAAACATCATATTAAGTTCCGGATCTTTACACCAGCCGTTACAACCGTCATCATAAAACTTAGCGTAAGGGCTGTACACAGTCATAGGATCAACGACATCAATTGTTTTTGTGACTGTTTTTTCTTTTCCTGTTTTCTCATCAACGACAGTTTCTTCAACCTGTTCCGCTTTGACGTTGTATTTTAACTCTCGATCCAGTTCTTTTCCAAATTTCTCAATTACCCTGCCTCGATATTCTTTAAAGCTCTTATCGACTGCTGTGTATGCGGCTGCCAGAGCAACGTTTCTCTTTCTGAGAATGTTATTTGATGTAAGAATAGCTGTGATTGATAAACCACCAAGCACGATAGACGGTCCATAGAGTTTAACCAGCTTCAGTGCTGTCTGAGTATATACAATAGTAAGATCTTTTTTACCATCTTCCTCTGTATATTCTTCTGGTAAATCTTCCGGATTCTCGATAGCATCATGAATTTTATCGATCTGATTTCTCGAATCGTCGAGAATATCACTCAGTTTTGTAGTTGCTTTACACGCCATAACAGCACTCGTTACAGCCCCAACAACGCCAGCAACGATCAGGATTTCCGGACTGTGTTTTTTGATCCGGAATCCAGCTTTATGTACAGTTCTATTTAAGTTTTTCATAATTTCTAATTTCTTCATAATTAACAATTCTCCTTTTTAAAATGTTCAATTTCATTGATACTCATACCGTGAATACCAGCCGACTGATTCGAATCAGTGTATTTGAAATATTCACCAGTTTGTGGAAACATATATCGAAACATGCAGTAATTAGCTGCATCTGCGAGATACTCTAAATTTTTCGTTTCTCTAAACCTATCAATACATAACTCCAACGATTTAACGGCATCAACATACCCTGAGCCAAAATTTCGAGATGCTTTGCCATATTTATAATAGCTTTGAGTAATTAAATTCTTACGAATATCATCAAAGCGGTTACTGTATTCCGTTTTTAAGATTTCCTCCATATAATCTCCTTCTAATCAAGTCTACATGCTCTAGGCAATTTCAACATATATGATCCATCTCGTGTTCGTATAACACTCGCTCTATCACCTAATTCCGTCCAACCGTAATTATTATCCGTATATTCGCATGACATACCAACGAGATCGTAAAGATCTGCGACACTGACACTATCGAAAGTATCAATTATTTCTTCCATTCGATCGAGTACTTTTTCAGCATCCCCGCGATATTCAAAAGAAATATCATCAAATGTATACCCTGTTTTTGCTCTTGTGGATCGTCCTCGTTCACGATCTCTTGACGAATATTCCCGATAGGATACATAAGTTGACGATTTTCCAGACTTTGAATTGCTGCCTTTTGTATCACCATACAGAATCATATCAACTCCGTCTCGTACCATGTCAGACACCACTTTTTTAATGGCCGGAATTAATACATCCATGAAAATGTAATCTTTTACATTGGATACGTCTTCTGAAATGAAAGCATTTTTAAACTTACTCATTTCACTTTTCTTTTTTGTCTTTACTTTTCCACTAACAACACTCTCGATTTTTCTCTCCGGCTGCGTTGTCTTTTTATCAGTTTTATACTTATGAGAATTTGGTTTGTAGTCACTCATACTACATGCCTCCTTTTCAATTAATTTCCTCAATCTTACCAGGAAGTTGAATCTTAGAACTGGCAGATCTATTGTTTCTAGTTTTGAATTGAAACGTAAAATTACTACGAGCTTTCTTCTCGGTAGCCGCTATTGTCTCACTCTTCCAATTATTTGTGAGTAACGTTTCGAATTCCATTACAGGTCCTTCATACATATATTTAGGCATAAGTCCCCTCCTGTGTTAAAAGAAAAAGAGAAACACCTTGTTACAGGTGCTCCTCCCCATTCTAGGAAATGTTTATTCAGTTTCATCTTCGTCTGTAGAAATTAATCCAGATTCAGTTTCGAAACTGCTTTCGCCAGAATTGCGATTTCCCAATGCATATCCAATGCACCCAACAGCCAGGAATAAACCAGCAGTGCCGATTTTCTTAGCATGTCTTTTTACAAATGATTTACATTTGGAAAATCTGCTTTTTTCTTCAACAGTTTCCACAAAATCCTCCTCGTTGTTAATTTCAATTTCTACATCGTTTCTTGTCTCTTCCATTTTGAAATCCTCCTTAATTTTGTTTTATTTCCATTAAAGTCCAAGTATTTTTCGCGAATTAAAACAATTTCGCATAATCATATCTTGGCGATACGCTATAATCAAGTACAAGACATGGTTCTCCCTTATCTGTTTTTGCAGCTGGGAAATTGATACTTATCTGGCCATCTCGATATATATTCCAACCAAGATCGTCACTGGTTGAAGTGTGTGACAAGCCAATTTCGTCATAAAATTCCGATAACGAGATATATTCTTCCATTCCGGTAGTTAATCGGAAATTTAAATCATTCACCATTTTTCGTACTGATTCAATGTCTGATTTGAAATATCTCATGGATACCGGTTCCAAGAAAAGGACGTCACCGCCCCCAGTTATGATCACTTCAGACTTAGCTACGGGTTTATCGTCCACTTTTTTCTGAGCAACTTTTTCGCGGATAACTTTTTCTTTCTGATCACCAATTTCTTCGATAACCTTATCTTTGTATTCGACAAAAGCCGCTTCAGATAATTTATACGCAGTGGCGATTGCTGCATTTCGTTTAGCGTTTACCGAGTTAGCCCCAATAATACAAGCTATTGACGCGGTACCTGTTACAGCTGCCGGAACATAACATTTCCAAACAGCCTTAACTTTTTCAGCTGTCGTCAATACCTCTTCTTTTTCATACTGAGCATCCTCGATAAGCATTAATGCTTTCGGTGTAGCTTTGACAGCTAAAACTGTTGTAGTAATCATCCCTGCTATTCCGAATCCAATCAGAATTTCCGGACTTCTTTTACACATACCGCTTTTAATAGTGTTGAATAATTTTGCCATATTACTTTTTTTCATTATGTTCTCCTTTCTCAGAACAATAATATAAAACAAAAAGAGAAAGCCTAAGCCTCCTCTTTGTTTTCAAGTTTATCGACTTTTTCGATTAACTCATCAATTTTTTGATTCTTTTTATTGTCTGCTACAGCGGTAACAAAAGCTGCGACGCCCATAATTACCGGCATAAGTAAACTTCCAAAATCAATTTTTGATACATCTACTTTTTTTCTCAAGTCAATATCCTCCTTTCCATTAAAGGAATTGTAGAAATCGCGAAAAGCTAAGACACCTAGTTTCCCAGGTGTCATTAGACTTAAGAATGTTTCATTTGTTAAAAGTGATCTGCTACTTTATTGATCATCTTTCCTCTAAGACCAACCCTAGCGAATTCGTTTCTAATATTTTTAGCTTTGTCAGGATATACTTTATCTAAAGCATAAAGCATGTGTCCTTTTGCATAAATATCAGTTAATTCTATTAACGCTAATACTCCAGCTACCTTCAATAATCTTTTAGTTGTTTTACTCATAGTAGATTCCTCCTTTAATATTTTCTCATAAAGGAACCTGTTTTTTTCGCGAATTAATAATCAGGTTCTTCCCAGTATCTTAATCGTGGTTCAAAAAGAATATCTATAATATAGAATTTCGTTCCATCATCAAGTTTCGACAACACATGATTAAACTCAATCCAGAAATCACCTTCATCATATGGCATCCATCCTATATAATCGCCAAAATCAATCCGCTCAAGTCCAAGGAAATCGTATAATTCATTCAGAGTAGATTCGCCTCTTATAATATAATTTCGATTAACATGATATTCGGCCAGTAAAACCTTTTCTAAAGTAGCTTTAAAGAATCTGCTAGAATATTTGTCATACCATAAGACCAGCTCTCCTTTATTTTCATCGAGAGATAAATCAACATTGGTACATAAACATGATGCGTTTATAAATACGCTTTCGGAATTTTCAACAGCAATAGCCTCTATAATTCTTTTATCGGCTTCTTCACCGTAGAATTCTTTACATTTTCTCCGATAATCCTTATAAGTCTGATCTAACAGTCCATAAGCACTCATCAGACTCGCCTGTTGTCGTTGATTCAATAACTGAGTTCCGATCATACACATACCAGTAGCAAAACCAAGAGTAATAGTCGGAATATATTCTCTGTGTATCACTTTTATTTTTTCCCAAGGTGTTAAAGTTTCGCCTTTTCTTTCTTCAGCCTTCTCAATCAACTTGATGGCTTTAGATGTTGCCTTGATTCCACTGATTGTTGTGGCTACCATCCCCATACATCCAATACAAGTTAAGATATTTGTACTGTTTCGTTTAAGAAATAATCGTATATTCATATAATTCATCTCCCTTCGTGATAAAGATAAAGAAAAAGAGAAGAATCATAAGCGATCCTTCCCTCTACCTCCCTTAACGATTGGTAATCAACAATAATGTATCTAATTTCTTTTCGATTCGATCAAGCTTGTCTGCTTCCTCGACAATTAATACTTTAAATGCGTCAATAGCCGCAATCATGTTCTGAATATTTTTCAGTTCGTTTTCGTCCATGTTTCTAATATAATCGACATTGTCGAATACGTCCTTCAGCTCATTCCTCATAATCGCGTCAATCGCCTCATTCATTTTTCTTGCCTCATTAATCATAGTAAAATCTCCTTTCAAAAATATAAACAATTATTGTTTTCCATAATACGCACTGCAATTTTCGCGAAAAAAGAAAGAGGTCATGTTCGACCTCAATCTCGTCCGGAATGTTAATTGCCTTTTGTTAACAATAAGTAACAAACGCAACCAACTACAATACTGACGATAATTGCCATCTTCTACTTCCTCCTTTTCCTTCTTTCTCACTAAAGCAGTTGTAAAAATCGCGAAAAAAGCAAGAGCCATTGCTGACTCTCGCTTCCGAGCTTATTTCTTCTTTCGAAACGCTTTGATAATAAATGTTACTATCATAGCACATATGATAGCGTCTCCGAAAATAACAATAAATCCAGTACCCAATACCAGCGTACAGAATATCGCTATTACGAAGAATAATAACATAAATAATAACATAAATAATATCATAGTTCATTCCTCCTTTATTCTTTATTTCTTCTCAATAAAGGAGATGTTTTTTACGCGAAAACTCTCGCTAAATATTTCTCCGATCAAAACAGGTTTCCCATCTCTGTCGCTGAATAGGTTTCATCTTCAAAGCCCACATGATTTGTCTGATTGTGACGGTGGGATATAACCCATCAGACGAACATTTCCCCGATCGTTCATCAAAGAATTTTTTAAATCCAGAATGTAAATATAATGCATCCACTAACCAAGGATCTATGTCGGTCCAATATGTTGATTTATTTTCCGGAATATACCGCTGTTGAATTACCCCTAACCCTCGATTTCCTATAAGGTATAACGTACAGGAATTATAGATAGGATGATCACATTTATATTTCGTTCCATATATACGGGAATATAATTTCGGTTTGTCATAATGATATCTCATACTATCCTTCTTCTCGTAAATATTTTTCTATTATTTTATAACCTTTATCACCAATTCCACGCCAATAACATGCTCTTATGTTTTGATGATAAGGAATTTTCGTACTATATTGTCTCAATTCTTTTATGTTATTCACTCCATTTCGTAATAAGGCGTTTCCTATTTTATTGCCGAAAATTTTGTTTAACTCGTTCATTATTTTCCTCTTTTCTCATATTCATTATAATATAAAGAAATGATAACAATAGAATATATGGTTTGTAAATAGATATAATGTAAAAACGAAGACGCCAAGTTTCCTAAGCGTCCCGTTCATTCATTCATATCATTTCTTAAAAAGATTGAATAATTTTCTAACGTGTTCTTTGCCTGCTACAGTTGTAATCGTTCCAACCTCTTCAAATTTGAGTGTCTTCAAAGTCCCCCATATAGATACTCCAGTTGGCAGTATAATACCAAAAACTGTAAGAATGTTTCTAACTTTTCGATCTTTTTCATCTAATTCCATCTGCTTCTCTTTAAAACTATTTTCGATTTTCATATTTTCAGTTTTATATTGAGCATCAGTATTGATTTTATCGATCTCAATAGCTCGATCCATAAGTTTGGTAATACCTTCCACCGCTATTTTGTATTCCTCTGTTCCGACTTCAAGTTTACCCAATTCGTTGAGTTCCGATTTAATTTCATCGTTCAGCATAACCTCGTTTTTCATTTTTTGTAATCCTCCTTTAAGTTAATATATTTCCATTAAAGTAGTTGTTATTTTTGCGAATCGTCTCTTATCAGAATGATGTATTTCTTTTTAGGAAGTTTTTCATCTTTTTTGAGACTAACACTCACTTTATAAAATCCATCATCTTTTCCGTAAGGTATTATTGAGAAAAAACCTGAACCTGATAACAAACCCATTAAGATTCGAGTAAATATAATACCGAATACAATCCCACCTAAGAAAACTAAATATGACATGTTCTTACCTCCTTTTTAGTATTTTTGACAGTACAAATATATCTTTAATACCTGTCACCTGCGTACGGTTTTTATCCTAGCATAGGAAATGGTTAATCTAGGATAAAAAAAAGAAAGAGTCATTGCTGACTCAATCCTTTAGATTTTTTTTACTTTAAATTGTTTCTGTAGTAGTCCCTATTAATAGATTCAACAATCTTTACTTCGCCATCCCTGATTCCGAAGAAGCTAACAAATTCATCATCACAGTTGGTAAGTTGTACGTCATACCCCTCACCGTATGTCTGTAATACAAATTCCTTTGCTAATCCTTCATCATCAGTTATATTGCTCTGTTTCGTATTGTTCAATCCTCCAAACAGGATAGCTCCTACAATAGTTACAATTGCCATAATTAATACTAAAGATTTTTTCATAATTCTCTTCCTTTCTTTTTTTTTTTAATTTATTGTTTTCCATAATACGCACTGTAATTTTCGCGAAAAAGAAAAGAGGCCGAAGCCTCTAATCTATTTCATCATAAAGTTGAATATCTGCGGTCCCTTTTTAGACTGTATTCTATTCCGTTCAATATCATCCAACATAACGATAAGTTCCAATTCATCATGGTAGATACTATTCACCAGATTCGACAATTTCTCGAAATCCACTTCCGATCCATTTTTTAATCTGTAGATAGCATCAATTAATTTTATATACTTATCGTTTGCTGTCTCCATCATCGCATTGAATTCTGTTCTCATTTTTTCTTCTCCTTTCGAATATCAACGTTTATGTTTTCATAAAAGAAGAAGTTTTTTACGCGAAATTTTCATGCTTTATTTTTTATCGTTATTACCTAAAGATGTTATTCCTAAAATACACAAAATCGGAAATATCATCATAGCCGTTAAAGTCAAGGAGCCATCTTTTAAAAGATATCCTGATAAACTCAAAACAAAAACCAATATCGCCAATATAATTGCTACTATGATTTTTAATCTTCGATTTTTGTTTTTCCGTTTTTCTTCTTGTTCTACTTTTATCTTCTCAATCTCAAGCTTTTTCAATGCTATTTCCCTGTCAATTTCAGCTTGTCTGAGTCTTGCCTCATTTCTGTATGTATAGTATGTTTTATTGACTCGGTCATCTTCCAGCATTATCTTAGTTCCACAATACTGACAAAAGCAATACTTACGTCCTTCTTCCACTGATAAGTTTGCCTTACATTCCGGACATTTCATCGATATCAATCTCATTTTATCTTATCTTTCCTCCAAATCGTATTTGACACTTTTAAAGATAGTATATCATATATTTTCAGTTTTTCATACTTTATTTTTCAATGCCCATATGTTATACTACCTATACATCACTTTAATGGAAAGGAGCATTGAGATGACAAAAACAGAGATTAACACATTCATTGAAACTATGGAGGAGATTGGAGATATTTGGACTCCAGAACAAGTCGAAGATGTTTACGGAGACAAAACGCTCGATGAAGCATTGATGGATCGCAAATCAGCTTGTGACAAACTTGGAGATATAATTTCCACAATCATCCATCAGTAAAAAAAAGAGGGAAATCGCAAAATTTGCGAAAACCCTCTCGATTGGAATCAAGCACTCTATTAATCTTCTTTGAGTGCATTGATCAGCATGTTTGCGAAAAACGAATGATCCTTAATGATCATGATCAATCTCTTTTCGTCCTCAACATTCAGTTGCATCTCTTTAATACGTTGAATGCTGTGAGAATCAAGATTGAAACTAATCTCTTTAAGTTTCTCTTTCGTCACTTCACGAACATCTGATAATAACAGTTCGTAATTCATAATAGTCACCTCCTTTCCGTTAAAGGAATTGTAAAAATCGCGAATCAATTTCGCTCTTTGCTCAAAAGCCAGAAGAATTTTCTGTATTTGTCGTAATAGACATCTTTGCAGCACGGAATGTTCATTCTGGCTTTTATCACATCATAAGACAGTCCCTCGGTCACCCCTTTCAAAATATAATCAGCAAGTTCTGGATCGGCTTCTTTTGCAGCTTTTTCCACCATACCCATTCGTTCTGAATAAAACATTTTCTCAAGAGCAATTCTCTCGGTCGGATTTGATATCTGCGATCCTCGATTCCCAAATGACACCACTCCCGACTGTCCTATTACTCCGTTTAATGAATCATAATTGTGTTTCCATATTGGATATTGAAGACAAAAATGTTTTAACTCACATCTTCTATGTTTCTCAATCCAATATGGATTTCTCTTAGATAGCTCGGTTCTTAATGTCGTAGTCACCTTTCCCCTTTCCACACGTATCCGGTTTCATCGTATAATTTCTTTGGTGAAATATAATAGTTGATCCGGCCGTATCTACTATCCATTTGATCAATATTTGTTATTATTTTTCCGTTTCGCGTTGCAGTCCCGATCGGTAAATATCCGGTTATAAGTCCGGCTCTCACCCATGTAGCATCTTTTCCATATACTGAAGCTGCTATTGCCACCGGTACGGAACCCTTCGTAAATATTTCATCTACTTTCATTTACTTCTTCCTCCTTTCTGTCACTATTCTATAATCAAATATCTTTTATGTAAAAACAAACTCAGTGGAAAACTCATAATTATCTGTCTTTTTTCTCCATCGTTTCATAGTCATCTCGCACGGATAATCCTCGAAACCAAGGGTATTGGAATCTATAAGTCCCTCAATAACGCCATCTATAATATCAGACTCGTATTGTTTATAAGGATATAGTGAGTCTGGTAATATTCTATGTATACTTCCGCATTTCGGACAGCGATAGCGTTCGATAATTATATGATCCACTTTATTTCCTTTTCTTCTTATAATTCGTTCAACTCCATCATATCTTTTCATCGCTTGCTTACATTTCTTACAAATCATTTCTACTTTTTTCATTTTTTACCTCAACCTTCATATATGCTTCGCTATATATAATACATTGAATAAAAATACAGGTTCAACTGGTATACAATAGTAAAATTTAACAAAAAATAGCAAGTCATCTTGAAAATAATCATTGACTTATTAAGAAATGAGTTATATTATGACATAACCAAAAAGAAAGGAGAAATTGGTTATGCTATTAAAATGTCCAGAGTGCGAACTACAAGTGAGCGATAAAGCTGTAAATTGTCCTCATTGCGGTTATCCGATGCAAAACGAAGGTAAAAAGAAAAGAAAATGTAAAACAGGAAATCGTAGACGTCGGTTACCGAATGGCTTTGGTAGTATTTCAGAGGTCAAAGGAAAAAATTTAAGAAATACTTTCAGAGTACGGGTTTGCGTTGGTAAGACGCCGGAAGGAAAACCTATACTCAAATCATTAAAACCGATTTGTTTCTTTAAAACGTACAATGAAGCATACCAGGCTTTAGTGGAATATAACCGAAACCCATATGATCTCGATTCATCCATGACGGTCAAAGAATTATATGAGAAATGGAGTACCGACTATTTTTCCAAGATAAAGGATAGTTCATCTCGAACCATAACATCTGCTTGGACATATTGTTCTTCCATATATTCTATGAATGTTAAAGATATAAGAGCAAGACATATAAAAGGGTGTATAGATAATGGTTTTAGAGTGGAAACAAATGGTAAGCAAAAAGGACAAAAAATATATCCAACTGCCAGTACAAAATCGAGAATAAAATCGTTATTTAACTTGATGTTGGATTATGCGTTGGAGTACGAAATTGTAGATAAAAATTATGCTAGGACTTTTGAAATATCAGATGAGATTATAAAAGAAAAAGATGAAAATAAAAAAAGCCATATTATTTTTACGGAGGATGAATTACAGACTTTGTGGTCTAATGTAGACGCCGTTCCGTACGTCGATTGGATTATAATACAATGCTATATGGGATGGCGACCTCAAGAATTGGCCACACTTCGATTGGATGAGGTAAACATAAACGATTGGTATGCCTGTGCTGGTATAAAAACAACAGCTGGAAAACAGCGTATAGTGCCCATCCATACAAAAATAAGAGAACTCGTTAAAAGAAATTATGATAAAGCTATAAAACTTGGAAGTCCATATCTCTTAAACGATACAGGTCAAACCCATTCTGGTTCATATAAAGTAACATATGATAAATATAAATACCGTTTCGATAAAACAATTGCTAGATTGAATCTTAACCCGGATCACAGACCTCATGACCCAAGAATGACATTTTCAACAAGATGTAAACGTGCCAATGTTGACGAATATGCATTAAAGGAGATGATGGGACATAATATAAAAGACATAACAGAGTCCGTATACACAATCAGAGATGTCGAATGGCTAAGAGAAGATCTGGAAAAAATGCAATAAAAGAGAGCTACTCTATAAGAATAGCCCTCTAATTTTTAAATTCTTGGTTGTCAAATACAAGTTGTCAAATAGTTGTCAAATAAGTGTCAAATGACCTTCTTTTCTCTACTTTTTATCACTTCTATCGACTTCTACAAACCGCATAAAATCGGCATTTC